CTGGTATGGGAAAAAACTCATTTATGTTAGTTAACTGCAGCCTTATTGCCTCATCACGACACTCATTCCAAGTACCGGTAAATATAGTATATATAGTGCCGGTAATGCCTGTATTCTCAATTAATGTTATAATTTTAGTTTCGGAATGTATAAGTTTGTATGTCATATTATTAATTTGTAGTTACTGTTGCGCCTCTAGCAGTAAGAGCGTCTCTAGCTGTAATACCAGCACCTGTAGGAGCTGCATTAGTACCCCCGTTAATAGTTAGCACCCTACCCGTTCCCCATGTTGTTGTATTATTAGTACCATCTAGTGTAGATAGAAGTAACATAAGGCTATTAACACTAGTTACATCTAATCTAAGATTCGTTAGTATAATGTTGCCATTAACCACCTTAAGAGTACCAGGAATGCCTAGTACTACAGATGATAAATTAGGAGCAGTAGAAGATAAGAATTGAATATTACTACCATAACTAGACATCGCAGGAAAACTAAGTGTTCTGAGAGCTGAGAGACCTATACCACTAACTGTAGTACCTATAGTATCTAGTGAAGGAAAACTCATTGCAGATAAGCTTGATAATCTTGTAGGAGTAAAACTAGTACCTATAGATCTCAATACAGGGAAGTTTATATCTGTTAAACTGCGTAAATCTGTAGGAGTATACGCACTTCCAACTCTTGTTAATGAAGAAAAACTCATACTGCTTAAAGCTGCCATAGTAGAAGGATTAAAGTCACTACCTACAGTTGATAAAGCAGGAAAGGTCATACTGTTTAAAGCGTTCATAATATTAGGACTAAAGGCAGTACCTACAGTTGCTAAAGCAGGAAAGCTCATACTGTTTAAAGCGTTAATAAGATTAGGACTAAAGCTAGCACCTACAGTTGCTAAAGCAGGAAAGGTCATACTGCTTAAAGAGTTCATAGTAGCAGGACTAAAGCTAGTACCTACAGTTGCTAAAGCAGGGAAGCTCATACTGCTTAAAGCGTTCAGAGTAGTAGGACTAAAGCTAGCACCTACAGTTGCTAAAGCAGGAAAGGTCATACTGCTTAAAGCGCTCATAAAACTAGGACTAAAGCTACCACCTACAGTTGCTAAAGCAGGGAAGCTCATGCTCCTTAAAACATTAAGACTATTAGGAAAACTACCAGGATTAAAGCTACCACCTACAGTTGCTAAAGCAGGAAAGGTCATACTGCTTAAAGCGCTCATAAAACTAGGACTAAAGCTACCACCTACAGTTGCTAATGCAGGAAAGGTCATACTGCTTAAAGAGTTCATAGTAGCAGGACTAAAGCTAGTACCTACAGTTGCTAGTGTAGGAGCTTCAAGATCTATAAGTCCAGCCATATTAATTGGACTAAAGCTACCTGCTACACCAAATAAGTCATTGAAGCGTATATAGGTAGTAAAATTACCAACAGTTGTATTAGAGCCTGTAAAGGTGAAAGAGTCTATCCACTTTCCTGTATTTGTAACTAAAGGTTGACCATATACATACACATACCTGTTAGGTATTATTGTAAATACAGGTGGAGCTGACCATGCGCCGCCTAGTGTAATATCTAGAGGTGTTTGCGATATAACTGCTTGATTACCTCCTATAGAGTTAATAGTACTATAAGAGGTTCCGTTATAAAATATTTTTTTTACCTCGTTAGGATATACATAGATTTGAAGTCCATTGTCATAATTACTTCCTGATAGTGTACCTGATCCAAAATTAGCAAACCAACGCGTCCATGATACACCGTCAGGACCAAATAGTGAGGTAAAGTCAGCATTTATATTACCATAATATACATATTTTTCTAATTGATCATCAACGTTTTCAAAATATGTTCTTGCCCAGTTAGCGCTATTAGCATTAGTTGTAGTATATGTATTCTGCCAGTTACCTGAAAGTGTACTTAGCTCTGAATCAGCAAGTAACGAACCTGATAGAAAAGTTAAAAGAGTGTCTAATGTTCCAACTCTCGTTTCGCCACTCTGTACTAGCGGTATTTGCTCTTGGCCGCTATATGGCTGCGTACTTACAGGAAGTTCGGAAATCTTTATACCCATGCCTTTATTTATTGCAATTCTTGTTTTTTACTATACTTTAATAGAATGATCGTCTTTAATGAAGAAAAGCACACATATACTAATTCTAAAACTGAAGAGCAGTATATCTCTGTAACTACACTACTTGGCAAGTACAAGACTCCCTTTGATAAAGATAAACATTCTCTAAGAGTAGCCGAGAGAGAAGGTGTATCGCAAGAAATGGTTTTAGAGATGTGGGATAAGGAAAATAAAAAAGCTACAGATAGAGGTACAAAAATTCACAAACTAATGGAAAACTATGTTAGTTTTGGCGAAAAAGCAGAAGACTATGACTGGCTTTATAAATCGTACGATAAGGTTATTTCTTACTCTATAGATAAGTATAAAAAGATATATAGTGAGAACTTGCTTCATAATGATGATTATGGCGTAGCTGGTACAGCTGACCTAATCTACGATCATGGAGATTATTTTACAATCGGAGATTTTAAAACTAACAAAAGGTTTAACTTTTCAAGTGACTTTAACGATCACTTCAAAGATCCTGTAAGTCATTTACCATATTGCGAGTTTAATAATTATGCACTTCAGATGTCTATGTACGCATATATGTATGAAAAGACCTCTGGTAAGAAGTGTAAAAAGATTGTAGTGTTTTACTTAAAGGAAGATAAATGGCAGCCAATTCACTGCAATTACTTGAAGAGCGATATACAGAATATACTAACTCACTATAAGCATAATAAAATGGAAGTTTTTAGCTAACAACCCCTAAATAAAAACAATGAAAAAAGAGACTCTTATTAAAAAGCTCGAAACCCATTTTGACAAGATACAAGAATCACTAGATGAAATATCTACATTATTAGAAATAGACATGGATGATGATGAGCTATCAGAGATGTCTGTATGTTTTAGAGAACAAATAGAAACGTGTATAGCAGAAAACGAGGAATGTACTTATAATGATATTATAGAGTATATTCGTGAAAATCTATAAATATATGAATGAAGGCGTTTAAGTCATTCTTCAAAGAGGTAAATCCTGAAATCGATTACGACCCAGAAGAGTTAAAAAAAGGAATAGAAGTCGAATTAGAGCATACAAATTATAGAGCTATTGCTACTATAATAGCTAAGCATCATCTAGCTGAAGATCCGCATTATTATACTAAACTTAAAAAGGTAGAATCTAAAGTTAAAGCAGAAGATGAAGAGCGTCGCTTAGATAAGAGCTGCTGGGAAGGATATCATAAGGTAGGTACTAAGATAAAGGGTGGTGTACGCGTTAATAATTGCGTTAAAAACTCAAGTGAGGATGCTGAGGATGTTCACAAGCCTGTTAGACCAGGAATTGTTAAAAGTAGATTAGGTAAACTTTCTTGTACTAAAGTAAAAAGTGCTAAATCTAAACTAAAAGATAAAGGTACGAATTATGCTAAGGGTCTTCAGCGCTACATAAATTATCACTGTTGATTTTAAATGAGCGCATTTTATACTAAAGATAGTATGAGTGGTGAATTCCTTTCAATAAATGAATTGCATCCTATGGATGTGTTTGCTATAGGTGATGAGAAATTTCTAGTAGTAAAAAACACTTGCAGCACTGCAGCGAGTTATAAAGGTGAGTTTTACGATATAACAGGGTCTGGTATTCTGTCTTACTACAATAATGATGGGCAGCAATGCTCTATTGTTTGTTTGACTGATTTATCTATGGTGCCTCCAGCCTCTCTTAAAAAATATAAGATTGTTTTAGCTGGAAAATTTACAGGTTTCAAATATAATAAGATTGAAACCGAACAAGTAGATGAGTAATGTTTTAATTTTAGGAGCCGGGTATGTTGGAACTGAATTGTTCTCGCATGTATTTAAAGATAAAAATAATTATTGGCTCTATGCTAGAAAAGATCTAGATTATTCTGATCAATCAACACTGAGTAAATTCCTACTTAACAACAGTATTGACTATGTTGTTAACTGTTCTGGGTTTACTGGTAGACCAAATGTTGATGAAGGAGAGATTAAAAAGAAAGAGTGTTGGGAGCTTAATGTCTTACTACCTCTTATGATTAGCAAGATTTGTAAATCTTTAAATATCAATTATATTCATATTTCATCAGGATGCATCTATTCTGGTTATGAAAAAAAATTTACTGAAGAAGATGCTCCTAATTTTGGATTGTACGATCATTCGTCTTTCTATTCAAAATCAAAACATGCATTTGAAACACTGAATGATTATGGATGTACGATTCGTGTTAGAATGCCATTCGGTGATAGCCTTAATGAAAGAAGCTTTATCACAAAGATCTTGAAGTATGATAATTTAATTAACTTTAAAAACTCTAAAACATACCTTTCAAGTCTTTGCGAGTTTATTGAGTATATCGTCGATAATAATATCAATGCTAACTCTATTGGTATTATTAATTTTGTAAATCCTGAAGCTAAAGATACGCAGTTTTTGGTTGATCGTATGAAAGTGTTTAACAGCTACCAAAATAAAAACTGGAAGTTTGTAGATATTAAAGATATTAATATTACAGCTCCTAGATCAAATTGCGTTCTTTCTATTGAAAAGTTAAGAACTATGTTTCCGGACTTTTATATAGCAACAGAAGCTGAAGCTATTGAAATGGCTCTAACCAATATATAATAATTTCATGAAAGGTATCATTTTGGCGGGAGGTAAAGGTACGAGACTTTCACCTACAACGAGAGCAGTATCAAAACAGCTCCATTGTGTTTATAATAAACCAATGATTTACTACCCTCTTCAGACTCTGAAGGATATGGGCATTAGAGAGATCTTAATTATTACATCCGATGCACAGCAGTGTAGATTGTTCCAAGATCAATTAAGAGATGGTGCACAATATGGGTTGAAACTTGAGTATGCTATTCAAGAAAAGCCTGGCGGATTGCCAGAAGCGTTTATTATAGGCGAGCATTTTATTGGAGTTAATGATGATGTAGCTCTCATTTTAGGTGACAATGTCTTTATTACTAATAAAGAGTTAAAAGCTGAACCTAATACTATTTTTACTTACAAAGTAAAAGACCCATCAGCTTATGGAGTTGCAGAATTAGATGATAAAAATAATTTGGTTAATATTATCGAAAAGCCTACAGAATTCGTAAGTGATAATGCAGTTGTTGGTCTGTATGTATTTACACACGCTGCGGTAGGGCTAGCTAAATCATTAAAGCCATCAAAAAGAGGAGAGCTTGAAATTGTTGACCTTATTAGTAAATTAAATGAGGAGGAAGGGCTATCAGTAGAAGAGCTACACGGTTTCTGGTTTGACTGCGGTAATCATGATGATCTTCTCGAATGTGCAAATTTAGTAAAAGCTATTGAACATAGAACTAATAAGAAAGTTGGATTACATGAATAATAAAATATACTTAGTTACTGGGGGTTGTGGATTTATCGGATCGCATGTTATCGATGAGCTCTTAAAAGATAATAGTATTCAAAAAATTATTAATATCGACAAGCTAGGAGTAGGTTCTGATATAAATAATGTGGCGACTGACCCTCGGGTAATTAATTACTATATTGACATCTGCGATGAAGAACTACATAATATATTTAAGAAACATCTTCCAGGATACATTATCCACCTTGCTGCGGAATCTCATGTCGATAGGTCTATCACAGACCCTCTATCGTTTGTCAATTCTAATGTAGTTGGTACTGGTAATGTTCTAGAATGCATGCGAAAGTATGTACCTGACGCTAGAATGGTACATGTTTCTACTGATGAGGTATACGGTCATTTGCATTACGATGATTACCCCTTTCTAGAGACAACACCTATTAATCCTAGATCACCTTATTCTGCATCAAAAGCAGGTTCGGATATGTTAGCATTTTCTTATAGAACTACTTACGAGCTAGACATTACTGTTACGCGTTGCTGTAATAATTATGGTCCGCGTCAACACGACGAAAAATTAATACCTACAATTTTTCGCACACTACATAAGGGTAAGAAAATTCCTGTGTATGGCGATGGAAAGAATATGCGCGAATGGATATTTGTTTCTGACCATGCTAAAGCTCTATTAGAGATTTTGCATATTGAAAATGCTAGATCGTTATATAATATTTGGGGCGAGAAACGATACGAAAATATTGAGCTAATCCGTAAAATTATAAAGCATCTAGTTAATGTAAATGAGCGATATGATAGAGGTTATTTAATTACTAATTATATTGAGTTTGTAGCAGATAGACCAGGTCACGATTTATGTTACAAAATGGAGTCTATTTATAATAACATTGATTCTCTCAAAACCCAAATTAATTTTGACGATGGAATAATAAAAACCTTATTATACTATAAATCTAAATATGAGAAAAAAGATTAGACAGCCCTTTAAGTATGGTGCATACCTTATCGAATATCGAGAAGGTAAGGATGGTCTATTAAAAATTCTTAAAGAAAAACTTGATACTTTTGATGAAGCGCAACTAGCTAGAGAGAGACTCTTGCAATCTGGTTGTGGCGATCCTATTATACGTAAAGTGGGATGATTAAATTCAAGCCAACGAACGGTATAGTTAAGATTACTAATCTTGATTATGATCTTATTTCGTTTATATTGAGTAGGTTTGTAAGACTAAAGAGGAAAGTTACTCTACGCGTAGAAAGATCAAAACGTAGCTATTCATATTATTACGACAAGCGTAAAGTTATCTGCATAAACACTAACGAAGGAACTTCGTTAAAATTTATTATTGCAACCCTTCTTCATGAAGTAAGGCATTGCATGCAATTAAGAGAAGAGTGTAACGAAATTGATTTCACATACACTAGTTATTGGAATTATTATAGCTCACCAGAAGAGAAAGATGCGCGTAAATTTGAAAAGCTTGCTACAGAAGTTTGTAAGATTTATAAGCAATATAAAATAATTGAGAATAAATTTAAAAAATATGATCTTGATATCTTTAAGGAACTGTGCCATAATGAAAAGGTAGACAATAACGATCTGCAATTAGAAACAAACAACAAAACAACACAATAGAATAATAATATGGGATTCATTACTAACATTACTTCACTCGAGGACATCCCTCGTTTCAATGTTGTAAAAGAAGAAGTCTTTGACTCGCGTGGAGAGAGGGTCAAGGGATTGTATACACTGATGCGTGAAGATACGCGAGACCACCTCGGAGTGTGTCGTGATAAGTATCGACCAATCCAGCTAGATGAAATGCTCGATATTGTTGATACCGCTACGCAGCGCGTTGGTGGCATTGAGCATGTAGGGTATACGTTTTCACGAAACGGTAAGCGAATTGTACTTCAATCAAAACTTAACGAACAATTTGATATCAACGGTGATAAAGTTGACGGTATGTTTTATACTGTGATTGACAACTCTGGTTCAAATTCGAATAAGATTATTCCATCAACGCGACGTATTGTGTGTGATAATATGCTTCACATTGTCAAGCAGGAAGCAGAACAACGTAGAGGAAAAGGCCTTCGTCACTCCTTCTCGTTCGATGAAAGCGTCAGTGGTTTGATTTCAAAGATTGAGAGTAATATTAATATCGTTAAAACATTTAATAAAACGGTAGAGATGCTCCAAGGTAAGAAATTCAATGAAGATCAGATGAGACAGCTAGTTCAGCGTCTTATTCCATCTCGTAACAACAAAGAGGATTCTACCAAGCTGCTTGGTAAGCGCGAGTCAATTGTCGAGCGCTTTTCTAAAGGCATTGGTAATGAAGGAAAGACGATGTGGGATGCCTTGAACGCAATTACAGAGTATGAATCTCATCGCAAATTTACGCCTGAGAAGCTCGTACGTACTCTTTCTACTGAGAACCTCTCTAACAAAGCTCTTGAGATTCTTACTGCGTAATGAATATATTTAGAATGATCGATATGCACGATACGAAAGATGGTGTTCTTATCGATATGAAATACGAAATTGTAGACGGTTTAGAGAAAGTTATTGATATTAATATCCGAAATATTATAAATAACATCGTCGGTGAGGTATTAGAGCTTACTAATCCAATGTACAAATTGGCTTTTGCAGCTAACTTTCTCTCACTACTTGAACAAGAACGTAACAAACAATAATGTATAAAGGTGTAATTGGTAAATATCGGTTTGAGCTTGACTCAGAAACAGATCGTGTGATGGTATATAAAGAAGGAGATGGTGTTGAGCCTATTGCTTATATAAATGTTAAGCCTGATATCTCTGAAAAAGGATTCCATTATGAGATTATGGATTGGGCTGCAAAGCAAAGTTAAGGAACTCTAATATAATAAGTTATGTTCTGTGGATGTGGAAACCTAGTAGAAGAAGGTCGGCAGGAGCTCGGTCTTCGTAGTTGTAAGTCGTGTGCTTTTTCTGGTCCAGATATACCTAGACCTCGCGGCGTTATGATTTATGGTCATAAGACCGCTGGAGAAATCGAGATTCATTCAGCAGATAGCTGGAAAGAGAAGCGCAAATATTACGTGCCAAATTCGGCTAGAAGTTGCGTTAAGAATTTTAGTCGTAGCGTGTGTTCTTAGAATATCGACAAGCTTTGCTGCAATATTTCTTAGTAGCTAATAAATTTTTTTCAATATACAATACTTTATTACACTTTGAACATGACCATTTAATCCTTTGTTCGGAATGTATATAGCGCCACTTAATAGCACACTCTGGAGAACAGTATTGTCTTTTATTAGCTGCGGTCGGAAGTACCTCGAAGTTTTTATTACAACCTTTACAGCATAATATTACCTTATTCTCCTGACTTGCATTCTTACAAGCTTGACTACAAAACTTTCGCTTTTGACATTCAAGAGCCTCAAAAGAATCCTCGCAATAATCACATACAATATTAACTCTCGGTACATGTAAACGTCTTCGGAGCCATCCATACATTTTATTTTTTCTCCAATACCTGTTTACCTTTGTATCTTTCGACATTACATCACAAGCTCTTACCAAACGAATGTTTTCAGGATATATCTTTACCAACAATTGATGAGCAACAAAGTGCTCCTCTGGCGTTAAATCTACCATATTATCTACTTCATCACTCCCACCCATGCATCTAGGTATAATATGATGGCTTTCTTTATACCCGTCTATTATAGGTCGATGCTGACCACGCTTCACCAGATGCTCGTATATTAATTTGTAATTCATGACACATATATTTAATCAAACAGATATGGAGTTTATGCGTAAACTTCCTAAATAACAATTAGCCTAGCAGGTTTTGTCACTTTGTAATTCATGACAGATTTCGCTGTGACCCTGCTAGGCTTTAATCTCTCTATAAAGGAACACTATTATAATACTTATATGCAGTTAACATTTGAAAATATAGTTGTATTTTTAGCATTTATACTATATACTTGTGTATGTATTGCTCATTGCTATAAACAAAACTACGCATGGGGCGTAGTCTGGGGAGGGTACGCTGTATCTAACTTAGGCTTGATTGTAGCGCAATCATTAACAAAATAAACAACTAACAAATAGAGAGTGAGGATAACGTCATAGGAATGTTCGATTATATAAGAGTAGGAACAACTCTACCAGAGTTGCCAGATGCAATCATCTCTCACTGGGGAGATAAAGTAAGTGATATTGCCTTTCAAACGAAAGACACGCCAAATCAAGCAATGTCAACCTATAGGATTGATGGGAATGGTCAATTGTGGTTTAAGAAGGTTGAAGGTCATTGGGATGAGGGCAAAAAGGTTGCTGACGATGCCCCGTTTAGTGAAAAGATAGCCGCAATGGGTCGCTTTGTAGTCGATGCAGAGTGGTATGAGAAAGAATGTTTTAGCGGAAACATTTGCTTCTATGAAAGCTATAGTCATCCAGAATATCATGAACTCGATGATCATGCTGGAAATAGCGATGATTGGATGAGGTTCGTCCGTGGGTGGGTCGAATATTCTGCACTCTTTAAAGATGGTAAGTTAATTGGTGATATAGAGTTGGTTAAACATGAAGAACCTCAAAAGCTATCTGATGAAGAGCTTGCAGAAAGTAAAGCAAAGGTTGCAGCTCAACGCAAAAAAATGGAAGAGCAGTTTAAAGAAAATCGTAAAAAATACCCTACTGTTGAACAAAAGCTTATTGACAATATTGATCGTGAGTGTAAACTTGTAGAGGTGATTATGGATGAAGATGATCTTAGTTACGCTTTGAGTAATATTAGGATTCTAATAAAGGAATATAGAAAAAATATTGATAGATGGTATGAAAGCTGAAGAAGAAAAACTATACACTTTTCGCGGTAAGACGTTTCCATGTAATCCGAAAATAATACAACAATTGAACCTAGCACTTACCTATAACAGAGCAAAAGAACGTTATGAAGAAGTTAAATCAAGAACAACAGACGAAAGTAGAGACAGCGAAAGAAGCGGTAATTAAGCTTCAAGAAGCGCAAGAAATTATCTATTCCGACTTAACTAAAGAAATTGGTTGGGATAACGATTGGCTTTATGATTACATCTTTAATTGCTCTGCAGAAGATGAGTATTCTATTAAAGTAAGAGGAGAAATTTTTGAATAATTATGGCAACAGGAAATATAGCTAGAAACGATATTACAGGTCGGTTTATTAAATCAGAACCACCTACAGCAAAATATACAGCAAATTTTGACGATGCGTTTAAAAAGAAATCACTTCGTGTGTGGTATCTTGAAGAAGGTATTATAATTGACGCGGACGGTGATGAGTATGAAGCTCTTGTAGGTTATTCAGAATTTAGAACTCACTTTAAAAACAATCAATAATATGAAATTAATTTTAGCGAGTGCAGGTTGGTGCGGTCCGTGTCAAGTAGTTAAGTCACGTCTTAAAGCTGACAACCTAACTGATAAGGTTGAAGTAAAAGATGCAGACGTTGATATTGCATTCTTTAAAGAAAATAACATTAAGTCTGTTCCGCGTCTTTTGGTTATGGAAAATGAAAAAGTCGTAGATATAATTCAAGGTACAGAAGATATTATTAAACGCATTAAGCAGGATCAATGAGCTATAACCTTTTTCTAGATGACTTGCGTAAGCCAGAGCATGCATATATCCATCCTAAACGTGATGGAAACAGTATCGTTATAACATCGCATAGTTTAAAAAATATGTCAGGTGTGTCTAACGATGCATGGGTCATCGTTCGCACCTATGAAGATTTTGTGAGAACAATCGAAGAGAGAGGAATTCCTAATGCAGTAAGTTTTGACCATGATTTGGATGAAGAACACATTCGCCACTATTACAAGGTCACAGAAGCTACCGGTGTTATTGAGTATGCAAATTTAAAGGTAAAGACAGGAAAACATTGCGCAGAATATTTTGTACAAAAGTATAAAGAACTATGCCCTCCATACATTCCTCATGTGTATGTGCACAGCGCAAATCAATGGGGAGTACAAGAAATTAAAAACACATTAAAAGAAATTTGTTAAAATGATTAAAAGAATATTCCAAGACCTAGATGAGTGTATCTTGCATACATATGCAAACAGCATGCCGCCTAGCGAGTATGTTGAGTTTATACTCAGTGAAGACATGCATACCTATCGTACGATGATTCGTCCGTGCGCAAAGCGCCTCTTTGAATACTACAACAGTGTCGTAGGCAAAGAAAATGTTTATATTCTTACAAGCGCAACTCGTGACTATGCTGAAAGCTTGAATCGACTCGGTGAATTTGGTTTAGATAGCGATCACATTTACACACGCGAAGACATTCAGCAGTATAGCATTTCACATGGCTATGGTGGCGAAGGCACTCTTCCAATGCCTATCGCAGACAAAGACAATGTATTGATTGATAATCTTCCACCTCGCTATAATTACAACAAGATGGACATGATGGGCATTGTCACTAAAAACTATTATCAAACAAGAGAGTATTATGGCTTGAATGATGATGACGAATATTTCTTTGAAGATGTTGTAGAGTTTATCAAAGCAAGACTGTGAAATATAAAATTACAATCAGTGAAGGTTGCACCGCTTTTTATACCGAAATCAACGAAAAGATTGTTGGTGGTGAGTATGAACCGACTTGTCTAACTGACGCAGAGACTGATGAGTTTGTAGATTATCTTTGTGAGCAGTTTAAAAAAGAATTAAAACAGCACACTGTCTCACTCAATGATTTGATTCAATGCTTTCAACCAGATAATTGGGAAACTGAGGATGAGAGTTGTGATCAATGCGGTGATAGTGTGCATAGAAAACATTGGGAGTTTTAATTTTCTTATTTACTTTTTAAAGGAACTATGATATAATGTCCTTATGAACGACCTGAGTCCACATGAAATTTACAATATTATCGAAGTAACAAAACTTCGTGAATTTGTCGAGCTTGTGTCAAATGGCAAACGACCAGACGGCACATACAACTATTGTCGTGAGGCATTAGAAAAGAAAGCGCAGCAACTGTTGCAAGAATTAAAAGAAATTAAACAAGACGGATTGAGAAATCTTTGCTAACATGATTATGACAACTGTACCCGATAAAAAAGATTTAAAAAGAATCGACAAATATAATTCTTTGACTCAACTTATGATTCTCAAAGATATTTGTAATCGCATGTATATTGCACGAAACATTACAATGTCACAAGATTCTATAGTTGATAACTTAGAAAAGATTGATAGACTATTTAGAGATGAAAACTACAATTGACGTTGTTCGAGAATGTTCTGGAGCAATTATGTCAATTTGCTGTATGACTGCAGCTTTACCACAAATTTTTAAAGTGCTTAAAACAAAACATGCATCAGATCTTTCACCTCATAGTATTTGTATTGGATTGCTATGTGCTGTCTCTGGACTCATATACACACTAACTGGTCCATACGGAGTGTGGTTGTTAATTAATTGTATAAGCGGTATTATACTTCAGTCTATAGTATTAATTTGTTGGTCAAAATATAAATGATAATATGAAAGAGATTCAATTTGTATCTGAGTTGACTGAAGCAGAAGTACGACAATTGCTGTTTGATATCTACGAGCGCATTCCAATCGCGGGTGAAGATCTGTCTTACTCAGCACTGCCAGATAAAATTACACGTGTTGTCAATGAAGCGCATCGTCTCTTTAAGCTAGAAGAAGCGGTAACAAAATATATTGTTGACGAATGCAATAATGGAGATATTGGTGTTCAAGATCCAATTAATTTTTTACTTGCATCTCATCGTATGCTGAGATATAATCTACACGACACTTGGAAAGAAGAATATTAATATGATAATAGATACATATACAACTAATTTTTGCAGAGTTTTCAAACATCCATCATTGCTGTTTAACAGCTTTTTTTGGTGGGATGTGAGATACAAGATTTCTGCATGGTTTAATCCACGCCAAAAGTGGCTAACTAAAACTATTCCTAACACATGGTGTGACAAGGTAACTCTTATTCCTCATTTGCTTTTTACTTGTCTCACACACTATGTAGAAGACGAAAAAGGTCTTCAAGATCATACTGATTGGACTGAAGATCTTGAAAAGGGATATATCTCGCAAGAGTATGTTGATAGTGTTAAAAATACTGATAATGAACTTCGTGAAGTTTATAATTATATTAAAACTGAACGTCCCGAACTTGAAAAACAACATGAGAATTCTTATCCAACACCAAGTTCAAAAGCAATCAATGATATTTTTATTAAAGAGGAAGATGGCAATTGTACAATGAAAAGCTGTGAGGAGCTTTATGGTATGCCGTATAAAGAAGCATATGCTGAGGTTCATCGTCTTGAAGCGCTAATTGAAGAAAAAGATATGTGGGCTATGAAGACTATCGTTAAACACTATCAAAAAATGTGGACATGAACATCCAAAGTTGTCTAGAGTGCGATGCTTTAGCAAGTCATGGCTATAATGACGGTCCATGTGATAAACATACAAATATGAAATATAAATCAGTAGAAGAATTAAAAGAACATATTCTAAGTGAAATAGAGGATGGTGATATATTTGAAGAGTATCTCTTTAAAAAATATCCTCGTTTGTTTCCAACTAATGAGAATGGAGAGTTATTGCCACAAAGTCAACGTTGTTGGAATGATTGTCCAATTGGATGGATGAGCATTGTCGATTCATTGTTTGGTTGTATTGATGACTATGTGTCTAATCATAAGCATACTGAAATTAATCCTAAGCAAAGACTTCGTCTAAAGCTTCGTCAACTATATTGGAAGTATGTGAGAGATCCAATTTATAGAAAGTTCAATCCATATAGAGATTTTGAAAAGCGACTGCCCAAAGGCGCAAAGTTTGCTTCTCCAAGCAATGAAGAAAGAGAAAAAATTAACAAAACTTTTGCTGCATGTATTCGTAATATTGTAAGTACGATTGATAAAATTCTTTTTAATCGTCTAGATCTTTATATTGGAGTCTCTCCACCTGCTGTAACGATAGCTCAATACAAAGAAAAGTTTGGCACTCTACGTGTCTATTATGATGGTGGCAATGATGTTGTAAAAGGTATGGTTCGTTATGCCGAACATCTTTCTTCACTTACTTGTCAAGATACTGGAAAGCGTGGACAACTATGCAAGCGTGGATCGTGGTATGCTACATTGTGTGATGAAGAAGCACAGAAAGAAGGTTATAAGCCTGTTGATGAGGAACTTTAATATAATAAAGGTATGAGCAAGCCAATTTACATAGTAGGAGACATCCATGGTAAATGGGATCATCTCTTTTTGAAAATTAAAGCGTCAGAAATTCGTAACTTTACTTTGATTGGAGTAGGAGATTTGGGCGTTGGATTCTTGGACGCTGATAAGCAAGCTCGTCAGTTTGACTATATCAATAGCTTTTTTGGTGGTAAGGGCATTGACTTTATTGGCATTCGTGGTAATCATGACGATCCATCCTATTTTAATGGCAGCATCGATCGCAGTAATTTTAAGTTGCTCCCAGACTATACATCGCTTACTCTAAATGATAAAGAGTTTTTGTTTGTTGGAGGCGCTGTTAGTATTGATCGTAAGATTCGAAAAGAAGGAGTGTCGTATTGGACTGATGAAAAGTTTGTCTTAGATCATTCTAAAATAAAACGTTGTGATGTACTAGTGACTCATAGCGCACCTACATGGAGCGGTCCATTTGACAAAGATGGAATTTCTAGTTGGTGTGATCGTGATGAAACGCTTTGGGATGAGTGTTTACAAGAGCGCAAAGATCATGACGTGTTGATCAAACTTTGTGGAGCGTCTCGTCACTATTGTGGTCATTTTCATACCTTTTCTTTAGTTGACTTTGATGGATGTGTGAGTACAATATTAGATGAATTAGAGATAAAAGAAATAAGATAATGACGAACGATATTATATTATATTTTTAGCTTTATGATTTTTGCAGTAACTGCTATCCTTATACTAGATAGAACTGACTGATTTATGAAAAGTAAGTATTTTAAATGCGAATGTGGGTGTGGTGTTCTTAATATAGAATACGACCCTGATTGGGGCTTAAATATTGCGATGTATGAACGCTGCGTTTCTAGATCGTGGTGGAATCGTATTCGTCTTGCGTGGAGTGCATTGCGTGGAAGACCATATACTGATATGGTTATTCTAAATAATCAGCAGGTAGCTGATCTTGTAGATTATCTATTTGTAGTTCAAAATCACGATCAGTACGAGTCACAAACTATACATTCTATTATTGAAAAGCTTCATGAATACGATAGTAAACAAGCTATTGATGCTATACTAGAATATTTAAAACAGCTACCATCAAACTCTCATACACAACGTTTGATTTCTGAAATTAAACCATTACAATACTAATATGAACTACGATAAAATGACACCGATTAAGGTTACAATCGAGGGTGGGCTTAATCCTGATAGGAAGCTCGAGCTTACAATGACACCATACGCTGATCTAAGTGATTGGATTGATACATTTAAAACTATCTTAATTAATCAAACATTTACTGAAGATACTGTAAAGGAGTTGTTTGAAGAGCCTGAGTTTGTTAGTGATGATGATTTCGATGACGATAGCGAAGATATCAACATTGACTGCAAATCGCCAAAAAGTAACTGGAAAGATGAATTTTAATGATGAATTGGAAGCTGTTAGCTTTCTCGAAAAACAAGGAATTACCGTATCAACCGAGCTATGTATCTTTTTACCTAAGAAGAATACATATGTGGACGAGGTGCATGAGACTATTGATTATCTGATTGATGTTTGGGATTATACTTTAAATTACATTTAAAGTTGAACTCATTGATAATCAGTATATAATAAACAGATGAAAATTATTAGCCTAATAATATCGTGTCTTATGTTATCGTGTACACCTATTGCATTAGCTAAAGATAATAACGTTACATCTAAGTATTCACAAGTATACACAGCTAGAATTACTTATTATAGCACAGATGGTAAATGGGGTAACAGAGTAGCATGTCAGAGATCTAAACGCGCTAAAGAGGGAGTCTCAGTAGCAGCTCATCCAAATTTTAAGTTTGGTACTAAGCTTTACATACCTGAACTTAAAGGTAAGATCGGCAATGGTAACTTTATTGTGCAGGATAGAGGCAGCGCAGTTACTAGTAAGAAAGCATCCAGAGGTAAAGCGTATGTATTCGATATATATGTAACTTCACACTCAAAAATCCATAGGTTTGCGCATTCGCAACCAGAATACATGAAAGTTTATGTACAAAAGCCATAAATAATATGTAAATGGATTCAGAAAAATCTCTATTTGAAGAGTTTATAAATGGTGGGTGGATTATACCGGTAATAGGTGCTGCTTCAATGTTAGCACGTTTATTATCAATGGGTGACAGCTCAGGTTTGGTGTGTCAACTTAAGAAAATCTTTGTTGCGTCATTAACCTCTACTATTATGTGGACTTTAATACACGACTTAGCTATTCTTGATTTACACAAGGCTGTTATATATGGTATAACAGGAGTTATCTCACCTGAGATAATACAGGGAATCGTTAACTTCGGTAAGAAGTTTTCTAAATCTCCAGATAAGTTTATAAAGAAGTAAAAAAAGAGAGCTTAATACAGCTCTCTTTCTAATTTTCTATAACGAGCATCTGAATGCCACACTTCATCAGTCTGAGGTGTATATACACCGTCTTTAGTTATAACAGCTTTACCCTTTTCCAGAGAGAGAATAGACGGCTGATAGATGTTCAAGGGTTTTACGTTCGTTGATGAGCTCGGAGCGCAGGATGTCAGCGCGATCATTGCTATCATTAGTCCCTTTAGCACGTAGTTCTTCGATTTCATTTGTTAGTTCTTTCTGTCTAGCTTTAGATTTTTGAATTATATCATAATAGAACGCCTTGTTCTTCAACTCCAGATAAGAAGTTAAAGCACCCAAGGCGTTCTTTATTAGACCTATAAAGTCCATTTACGATATTAGTTGTCGTCGCCTTTTTGCTTAGCCTTACCGATGTTTAATGCTAAGACATCGATAACCTTATAGAGCATTGCAAGCGGAGTACCAGGAGTTGGTGTTGGTGTTGAAGCAGCGATAGTTGAAGCTAAAGCAACAACTGCTGATAAAATACCGAACCATTCTTGGCCTTGGAGTAGTTGAATAATTTGTTCCATAACATAAGTATTTATTCCTTTTTTCATAAATATTTACGATTATGAAAATCGCATTAGACATATTAACATCAGTATTAAAGTACTTAACTACACCTACAGCTAAATCAGTAGCGCAGTCAAGTGCAAAACCATCAGCTCCAGCACCAGTTGCTGCACCAGTACCAGCTCCAGTACAAGAGCCTGAACTACCAATATCCCAAAAAGCTTTAGATTTAATTATCAAGCATGAAGTAGGCGGCGGTGAAGCTTATTATAACAAGGCACTTAAGAAGCCATGCTACCCAGGCGGTGCTTCTGGTGTAACAATCGGCGTTGGTTATGACTTAGGTTATAACACCGATGATCAATTCACATCAGATTGGGGTAAAGTACTCACAGGCGATGTATTTAGCAGATTATCCAAATGTTTAGGTGCTAAAAGCTCATCAGCTAAGTCATTAATACCTTCTGTAAAGGATATTGAGATACCATGGGAGAGCGCTCTTAAGGTGTTTAAAGAGAGTACATTACCGAGATTTGTAAATGAAACACTTAAAGCATTCCCAGGTGCTAATGAGCTTCATCCAGATGCATTTGGTGCTCTTGTATCTCTTGTATTCAATAGAGGTGCAGCTGTAACTGGTAAGAATCGTGAAGAAATGAAAAACATTCGCGGTCTTATTGCTGGTAAAGACTATGCAGCAATTGCTAAAGAGATTACAAACATGAAGCGTATTTGGGTTGGAAAAGGTCTAGACGGTCTACTAAGACGTAGAGATGAAGAAGCAGCTCTTGTAAAGGGTTCAACAAAAGCTCCTATCGTAACATCATCAACTACAGCATCAGCTCCTGCAGCTGTACAAGCTCCTCTAGCAGTAAAGTTAGTTGAATTAGCTAGGAAAGAAATTGGTGTTCAAGAAGTAAATGGCACTAACTGCGGTCCAAGAGTTAACGAATATAAATCAGCAACCTCCTTAGATCCAGAACAAGGATGGCCATGGTGTGCAGCGTTCATCTGCTGGTTAATGCGCGAAGCTATGAAAGACAATTCGTATACATTCAAGAGACCAACAACAGCAAGTGCTTGGGGATTTGAAGATTGGGCAGCAAAACAGAATAATAAAGTTCAACTTAAGAAGCCTCACAAAGATGATATCAAAGCTGGCGACATTGTTATGTTTACCTTCTCACACATTGGTTTAGCTATAAGCGATCCTCAAGACGGTTACATCGATACAATCGAAGGTAATACCGATGGCCAAGGATCACGCGAAGGTGGAGCAGTACTTCTCAAGAAGCGTAAGCTTTCAGCAATTCGTAGTAGAATCAGAATAACTGTATAAAAAATCATACAACTAGATTAAATAAACTTACATGCAAAGCGCTTATACAACAGTAACTGTACTACCTGGCAATAATTGCCCAGGATGGTACGTTATTTAAGCTCGCTTTTCATTCCTGGTACATAAAAAAAGCGAGCCCTAAAAAGGCTCGCTTTTTTATTTGATTAAAGGAACTTAGATATTATATTAAGACAGAAGGCAGTGAGCGCCAGAAGCCATTAAGGTCCGAGAGGGAGATTGAGATGCAATAAGCTCACTAAATTTCAACTTTTTAATCGCGGGGCAGTCAGTAGTGGTGCTGAACTAGTCTCATAAGCTAGGCTTCGGTGTGGGTTCGACTCTCACCCCCGCAACCAATTTTTTTAATGGGCGGTTCGCATAGCGGCAATTGCGGAAGACTGTAAATCTTCTCCCTCCGGGGTTCGTTGGTTCGAGTCCAACCCCGCCCACCATTTTCGCGGGATTTGTATAATGGTAATACGCCATCCTTCCAAGTTGGAGTCATCAGTTCGATTCTGATATCCCGCACCATTTTTCCCTGCCATTGTAGACGACGATTCTACAATGAGCGTAGGCTAAAAGCGGGTTAGCAACCCGATGACTGCTGATCGTAATCCGACGTAAATTAAAGTAGTGCTTGGAGTCGCTACCAAGAGGAAATAGTCACTACGTTTCTTAAAATTGTCCAAAGCTTCGCTTGGCCAATTATTCGGTAGTGGGGAAAATACTTTGCGAGAGGGATCATACGGAGATCGCTAGGCCCATAGTCTAGAGAGGAGGTTAAATTCCTCCCCCTCGTAATTCGTATTCATACGCGATAAAGTATGACGCAGCTAGATGTGGTTTCTAGATAGCCCCAGCCCTGGGTGAGTGTAGCAGCAATCTGTTATGGGCAAATTTTTAACGTGTTGTTGGGTAGCACCCAACTGATTTGGAATAAGCAGGAGGATGTCCAAAGAGAATGACGATAAACCCTGCACAGATTTAATTCCGACTTAGCTCAGCGGCAGAGCGGGTGACTGTTGTAATGGCAGCTTAAAGTAGAAATACTTTATGAAAAACTAACCAAATTCGGGGAACGCTTTAAAATGCCAATCCCGAGCGAAGCCTTGAAAGAGGAACGTGTAGAGACTTGACGGTTGGTATCTTAGCAAGTAATGTTGAAGATAATGAGAAAGTCCAGACTACAAACTGAGAAGGTAGCGAAAGCTATAGTAGTAGGTAATCACTAGGTCCATGGTTCGATCCCATGAGTCGGAGCCATTTTTAAAGTTGCGGCCTTTTAGTTTAATGGTAAAACGGGCGATTTGTAATCGTCGGACGACAGTTCGATTCTGTCAAGGGCCTTTTTTATGTTCGAGTATGAACAAATAGACTAAATATCTATATGAGTAAAGTTAACGTTAATTGCTGCGAATGCGATAAAAAATATCAGGTGTGGCAATATCAGTTAAAATACAAAAAGCATTTTTGTAGCAGGGCTTGTAGAAATAAAAATAAGCAGTATACTTGTTGTGCATGTGAAGGTAAATTTTACTCTTCCCAGGAAAGGCTTTTTTGCAGCAGATCTTGTTCTGCAACTGTTAATAATAAAAAAAGAGTAAGAGCAAAATGGACGGAAGAGCAAAAAAATAATCTTTCTATTATAAAGAAAAATAGCCCGTTCAACAAACGCCATAAACGCGATTTTAGTATTTTACATTACAAGAAATGCACTATATGCGACTCTGTTTTTTTCGTTAAAAGTAAAAGCTCACCTAAAAAGACATGTTCAGCTAAATGCAGAACCTTAGCATGTAACGGTATAAGAACTTACCAGAATGGTTCAAGAAAGCCGAGCTGGTATTTTTGTAAAGATCAAAACAAAAATGTTCTTTTAGAGTCATCTTGGGAAGTAGAGATAGCAAAGTATCTAGATAATAAAAATATTAAATGGATTAGGCCTGGTCCTATTCCTTATACATTAGATAAAGTTAGACACTATTACCCTGACTTTTATTTAACAGATTATGGAGTATTTTTAGATCCAAAAAATCCTTATTGCATGGAAAGAGATAAGGATAAATTAAAAGAAGTTTGTAAAGAAATAAAATTAATTTATGGGCATAAAACTGATATAATTAATTATATTAATAATTTAATCTATGCGTAGTTCAGCCTGGTAGAACGCCTGATTTGGGATCAGGAGGCCGTAAGGAATCGTAGGTTCGAATCCTACCGCATAGACCATTTTCAGGGGATGTAGTTTAATGGTAAAACGGTAGCTTTGCAAGCTTCAGTCGAGGGTTCGACTCCCTCCTTCTCCACCATGCGTCGTTCGTTCAATGGTAGGACTGCAGATTCCAAATCTGCTAACGTGGGTTCGATTCCTACACGACGTGCCAGTCTTCCTTACTAATCAATTCATTGATTTTTGACCTATTTTCTGCTTAATAAGCATAGTCACTGAACTCGAAGAATTTCTCTTTTCATAGGCTTTAATTACCTGCTTCCATAAAGCACTCGGTACTTTATTATAGAAAAATTCTGAAGCTCTCGCTGGACCGAATTCGCCAGATTCTGCGATATTTTCCATTTTTTCAACGTATTTTAAAACTACTGGATTAGGCTTACCGAAGCTAAAAATACCTTCATTTAAAATTTCGTTTACTAATTGGTCAAATTTCATATTTATATTATTTATGTAAATTATCTCTCGATTCTTGATAATCGTATTAACTTTCCCCTGCCATGCTATCAGTTAAGAGATAGCATGCGTCTACTGAATATAGGTAGCGTAATGGCAGCGCGCGGTTCTGGTAATGCCTAGGTCGCGGGTTCGAGCCCCGTCCGCTCCGCCATACGTCATTGGTGTAATGGTAGCACAAAAGTTTCCAAAACTTTTTGTCACAGTTCGAATCTGTGGTGACGTGCCATTTTTGACTAAATATAGCTATATGCGCGTTAAGCAAATATACGGTGATTTCTCTAGAACAGGCGCATACATCTATTTTGATGAAGTGGGTGGTTCCGGTTATATACATACTTTAGAGAGCGTAGCGCGTAATAGCAATAAAGAATATATTCTTAACGCTCTTAAAAACGGCATCGATTTAGTAGATATAGATTTTACTAGACCTTTTGTAGGTTTCTTTTTTATTAGAGAAGATCACCCTGCATTTAATATAGATGTATTAGGAGATATAAGATACTTTGGTAATTCTGTTTTAGCTGACAGAATTGAGAGACCATTAGCAAAGTCAGTAATGCTATCAATAAAACAAGATTAATATTATGAGAATAAAAATGTATAGTTTTGGTCGCGGTATTGTAGAGTCAGCATATCTATACAGTTCACTTGTACCGGATGATGCAACTCTCGAACAAGAACTCGATGGGAGTGTTGATATTGACTTAATCTCTTTAATGGATACGGATGGCCTTTTAGAGAAAGTTTTAAAAGAATCCTATTTTACATACGTGCTATACGGCGTTGAAGATGTTTCCCCTCAATATGTTGTAATTATGAGAGAGGATTTGCCATATTTTAACGTAGACTCGTTTACAGAGACGCGCGGTAGCGATGAAGATAGGCGAGCCAATTTAAGAAAAAAATATTTTGTACCTATTTTAATAGATGCTTTTACCAGTGATCCTAAAAAAGTAGAAGTGATAAGAGAAGACGAGCAATACTAAATATAGTAAATGAGAGTAAAAGGTATAACTGGTGAGTTTGAAAGAGGACATGTTTACGTGTCTGATACTACCGCGGGTCGAGAAGCAGGTACTATTTTCACATCAAAAGAATTAGAAACCATGGTAACAGAGCTTTCATTGGTTAAGCAGGCTCTTACATCAGTTATAACTGCAGATGTTAATCTCGTAAAAGATAAACTCACAGAAGGTGTGATATTTGTAAGAGAAGATCATCCTTTATTTAATATAGACTTAATAGCAGATGAATTTGAAGCTGATAACTCCGATGAGACTACAATGAATGTTTTAGCAGCATCAGTCTGGCTATCTGTATGGAAGTACTTAAAATAGTATATCGCACGTTGGCAGAGAAGTCATGCAGTGGTCTGCAAAACCGCGTAGTCCAGAGCGTTACTGGAACGTGCGTCCATATTTTTAATGCGCAAGTAGCACAGTGGTAGTTGCGTCTGCTTTACACGCAGAGTGTCGGGGGTTCGAATCCCTCCTTGCGTACCATTTTAAATAGTTGATTTTATATGCACACCACTTTAATATATGGTATATGAATAAACTAAAAACATTGTTTGTTGTTGCAGCTTTTGCTGCACTTACTAACGCATATGCTGGTACAATCGAAGGCGCTCCTTCAGCAGTGACTCCTGTCACTCTTGAAACTGCTTATTCTTCTGATAGTGTCTGGCGTGGTGCTGACATGGGTGCAAATGAAGCAAGCGCAATCATCTCAACTACAGCTGAACTTCCTGCGGATGTTTCGTTGGCTTTGAGCGCTGATTATAGCAATGCTGAAACAACTGGAAAAGACGAAGCTACTGAGCTCTCTGCAATCTTCTCGAAAGAGATTGCTGACTATCTCGTATCTTTGAGCTATACCTGGTATTCGCAAGACTATGCGGGTCAGGAAGGACAAGCGCAAGAAGCTGGCTTGACTGTATCACGTGCAGTTGGTCCAATCGATCTTTCGCTTACTCAGTATGTCGGACTTGTTGGTGACAATAACAGCTATAGTGAACTTGCTGCAACATACAGTGATGATTTCGGATCTTCATTGACGTTGGACTTTCGCGCTGAGCTTGGCTATCTCGCTCAAGAAGGACAGTGCACTCACTTTGAGACCACGATATCAACTGACATTCCAGTTGTCGAAGGCGTGACTGCTGTTCCATTTGTCTCATACTCACTCGGTCTTGATGACTCGGTTGGTGTGCACTCAGACATGAAGAATCTTTTCTTCGGTGGAATTGAGTTTAAGAAGACATTCTAATATTATAAGAATATAAAACAAAAACGGAGCCTTCTCTATGTTGGCTCCGTTTTTTATTTGGGCAAGTGGTGTAATGGTAGCCACGCGATTGTTATTTTCAGCCAATGTATTCCAACGGTAGAGAAGTATGGCTTAGAACCATAAAAGTGTGGGTTCGAATCCCTCCATTGGCACTTTTTTTACCAATTCGAGTATCTCTAGACTAAATACTAATATGTCTAGTAGATGTTTATACTGCGATGAGATTATACCTAAGCAAGAAAATAGAGGTGAAAAATATAAAAAGATATATTGCAATAGTAGTTGTGCAGCGAGTGCTAATAACTTAAAAGGGAAACACGATACCCTCTTTAAAGAAAAGCATCATTTGATATTGCAAATGATGGAGGAAGGACTCCCCACCGCAATTATTTCGAAAAAGCTCGGTGTATGTAGAGATACTTTCTTAAAAAGATATCCTGAATATAAAGATATACTTAAAAAGAGCTCGTTCAAGAAATTATCTAAATCACGCGAAGAATATTATATTAATAAAGCGAAATCAAAAGAGGAGCGAAAAGAGCAAATATTTGAAGAAATAAAACTAACAGGTAGGTGTGAGTCTGATAAACAATGGAGTTTGCAGAAAAAATGGCTTAAATTGTTCTTAATAGAGCGTGACGGTAATAAGTGTTCGCAGTGTAGTTGGTGTGAAAAAAATCCCGTAACTGGTAATATACCAGTTCATATTGATCATATCGACGGTAATAAGGAGAACAACCATCTCAGCAACGTCCGTATTCTGTGCCCTAATTGTCATTCTCTCACACCAACTTATGGATCAATAAAAAGAAATAGAGATTGATTTATTATAGGAACTAGCTTATAATAACGATGTAGAAAGAATAAAAATGGCCGTGTGATGAAATTGGTAAACATTGCGGACTTAGAGAAATTTGAGTGCCCTGTTTGAAAAGATAGGAGTAGAACTCGTCAAATTCGGTGAAGGCTTTAAAATGCTAACCCCGAGCCAAGCCTAAGAAATTAGGAAGGTGTAGAGACTAGACGGCGAGGATCTAAGGTAGAGATACTATGATCAAGGTATAGTCCAGACCACAAACCGAAAGGGTAGTGAAAACTATAGTGGTATGAAAATCCGTTGCTTCGGCTTGTCGGTTCGAGTCCGACCACGGCTACCATTTTAAGAGTATGAAAATTAAAGGTAAAACTACAGTAGAGGTTGAGATTGATCAAAGCGAAGCTAGGCGAATTACAGTTCGTACTCTTCGCGATACTTTTGGATGGCCAGATGGAGCGTACATTGATGTTAACGGTAATCTTATTGTAGTGCACGATGGTCATACCTCGCATAGCTTTGTTAACAATATAGAGATTATTCGTAAAGCTAATGAAGATGATTTCACTCTACGAAACATTATACATAGCCTTTGCAAGAAAAGAGACTAGCATAGTTATATGGCTAAGACAACAACAAGAACCAAAAGAGCCACTATTAAGAGTGGTAATGTAACGATTCGCAAGACTCTTACTGTTTCAAAAACTGTTAAGACTCCTAAGGTCAAAAAGAGTAAAAAGAAATAAATATATAAACGGGTAGATGGCTGAGCTGGCCGAAGGCGCTCGACTTGAAATCGAGAGAGGTTTAATCGCCTCCGTGGGTTCGAATCCTACTCTACCCGCCATACAATTTAGGGTGCGTTCTGGTTTCGACTGTACGAGTGTCCTATTGATTAGCATGCAGAGGAATGACAAGGTTGGCCTCTTAAAAAGCCTTTCAACAAAAACAAACGGCAAAGCTAAAAACGTCGTGAACGCAATCTTCGGTCGCGGTTCCCGTAACGAGTCATTCGTTGGTGGTGAACTTGCTCTCGCAGCTTAAGTTCTAAAACGCTCAGAGAAAAACCTGCTCTGCTCTGAGTACAAACCAGGTAACCCAAACAGTATGCATTCTGTCTAATGCATTGGTGGAGGACGAAGTCAATTCGTCCCTAGGAGTGGTTCACCTTAACGAACCAAATATAAGCATGTTTGAAGATCGATAGAAGCTAGTAGAGGACAGGGGTTCAATTCCCCTCGCATCCACCATTTATCTACTTACCTCTTCCCAATCCATGGAAGCATACATACCAGTTGTACCACTAGAGCTATTAGCAGCTGCAACTAATGTGAGTTCGTAAGGAGTGCTGGTAAAATAATTTCTCTCCAGTTGAAATTTAAAGAGAGCTTCTTTTAAAATATCAACAGAAGGAGAGCTTTGATTGTTAGAGCTCACGTATCCACTAGCCAATATTCTCCCACCTGCAAAACTTGTACCGTTAATATTATATTGCACTGCACTATCTGATCCAGCACTCAACCACTGCCCACCTGTTGTTGTTCCAGATGCTCTAACTTGCCAATTATAGCTTTTATTATCCCCAGCTCCTAAAATGGATAATGCTGTCATTATAACAATAGCATCCAATCTATCTGTTCTCAATTTAATTGAAATGATTGGATAATATGTATTTGCATCCGCAAATGTTATTGGTGCATTAATTGGGATAGATGCTGCTTGTTGTAATCCTCTTAATTCATAACCACCTTCGGATATAACCGTACTACATACTTGCTTCAATTTACTAGGGCCTGATGTAGCTGCTTTATTTTCTATTTCGTATCTTAGAGGTAAAGACGCGGTGGTAATATATGTAGAGTCAATTAAGTTAGCGTGATGAAAGTAATGACATGGTACAAACTGACCATTAATAACAAACCCAGTTCTAACAGTACCTAACCCCAGCCATTCTATATCCATGAATAGGATTTGTGCTTTTGTAATATCAAGCGTAATTCCTGATGGTCCTGAACCATCAAGCTTATCAACATTCCATCCTGATTGTGGTATTCTTGTTGAAGTAACAGTGCCAGTTACAAGGCTGCGTACAACCATAAACAAGGAACTATCATCTAGTTCTAAATATATACCGTTTTCAGCACCATAATAACCAACACGCTGTCTTAGGTTGGTAGTAGAAGGACTAAAAGTAAAGGTACTCATTATCTGTAACGATTTGCCTGGTTGATAAGCAAACACTTTTGTTGTCTCTCTATATATTTTAGAGCCACTTAATGCATCTACCTTTAACTCTACCAGTCCTTGATTTTGATTAAACTGAGCAGATGCAGAGGTTGTAGTTGTACCACCTGTGAGAGTAGACCAAAGATTGTTGTCGGCATATCTATGTGATGAATCAAATAAAGTTAATGGAGAAGATGTTCGTGTACGTCCAAACGCATCTGATGCCATGTTAAGATTACCGGTATAATTTGCAGATGTGCTGTCAACGTTTTTAACTAGTACAGCGTACTTAGGGTAAACATCAACCGAGCTCATAGGCTTCATTCCTGCCACGTTAGGCGAATTAAATCGCGTAACAGAAACTGGAGGAAACTGGGTATTATTGGTTATCTGAACAAACTTATTGTATTCAACAGTTTGATAGTTAGCTACAACGTTTGATTCGAATGACGACATAACATTATTTAGTCTCTAGATAGATAAATAATATATCATGAACATCTTTCTTACACTTTTTCGCCGCATTTTTAGAGGAAAGCTTTCAAAGAAAGAGCGCGAAGAAATAATTAAAAGGTTGAAATTAAAAAGGAACTCTTATAAAATAAAGAGAGACGGCTTATGAAGACATATCTTATAGAATATATCTATCCAAGAACACAATTAAAATTAACAACATATATTGACGCAGAAGATAAAACTGAAGCGCGAGATTTGTTTTTCGAGGGTTACCCTGAGGTTGAGGAGGTGGAAAGAATTACCTGGGTACCAACAGTCGACGAGCAATAATGAGTTTACCAAACATAACCTTAGCGACATCTGTTCGTTACGGTAATTACAAGCAGCACTTAGATAGTGCTCTTTTTTTTATCGATGTATTGAAGGATAGTTTTAATGATATTAAGCAGTTTATAAAACTACCTAGAAATCTCAACATTGTCTTTAGACCGGTTAGAGATGCTTATGGTAGAGCTTACTACGTGAAACCTAATGTATTTTCAGAGAGTAGGCAATATGTTGTAGAGGTTGATGTGCGTCAGGATCTAGCTACATTCAAAAACACAATGATTCATGAGCTAGTTCATATTGAGCAGTTTTATCAGGGTAGGTTAAAGGATGCCGGTAGTATGCATTTTAAGTGGAATGGTAAAAAGATGCTAATCGACATGTCATCTCTTGATATCTATAACGGTCTTCCATGGGAAGTTGAAGCAAATGTTAGGGCAGAGTTACTTTCTCACGTCGTTTTTAATTGATATAGACTAAATAACTGTATGTCATACGCAGAAGGTTATTTAGATTTTTTAGTAGAGCAGGATAAAAAAAAGGGAAATATACCGCAGATGCCAAAGCGTCTAGGATCTTTAAAACCTCTTAAAAAGAAACAGGGCGGTAGAGGAGAATATGAAAAAATAGGTAAGCTTATATCTGCTTCAGATAAGGGAGAAGAAGTAGATTATACTGAGGATGGGTTGGTAAAGGTTAACTATAGTCAATTAGGTAGAGCTTTAGATACTTTAGATAGTTTACCTACGAAAAGAGGTATGGGGTACACCTCAATGATTTACGGTGAAGCGGGTATAGGTAAATCATCTATAGTAGAATCAAGAGGAATAAAGATAGCGTCTGACTTAGGTAGACAATTCATAAGATTAGATGAATACTTATCAAAATTTCAAACGATAGGAGAATTCATAGATAACCTTAAAGGCTTTTATATATTCATTGATGAACGAGCAGCGGGCTTTGATCCTTCAATGATGTCAGGTATACCTGATCCTACATCTCCTGAACGTAAAGGATATTTGACTGAGCTTCCCGTACCCTGGGTATCAGTAATGACAACTTCAAGCGATTCTGCTGGAATGTTATTTTTAGACGAGTTAAACCAAGCAAGTGAGCAAGTACAAAATATGCTTTTCTCTCTTACAAACTTTGAAGAGCGTAGAATAGCCGGTAAATATAAAATTTTAGGAGATTGGAGAATTCACTGCGCGGGTAACTGGGGTGAAGGTTACAGTATTATACCTCTAGTACCTGCTCTTAAAGAGCGTCTTGCTCCTTATTACTTAGAGCTTGATTTTAAAGGCTGGCAGGACTGGGCAATTAATAGTAAGAACGTAAATGGTGAGTCTCTTATACACCCCTTGTTAATGGATTTTCTTGAAGACGAACCAGATAAGAATTTTTATGATAGACCTTCTAGTGAAACTGACCCAACGAAGCGTCCTAACCCTCGTAACCTAGTTGCTTTATCTGGAGCTATTTACGGTCAAATTGGCTCAGGATCTAATTTAGAGTCTGTCGATAGTGATAGATGGAGAGAGATTATCGCTTCTGCAGGAGCTTTATGCGGTAAAGAATTTGGTAATAATTTCAAACAATTCTTAGTATCTAACGCTTTAGTAGATATTAACGAGCTTTTAGAAGATCCTTCAAAGCTAATTAACGTAAAAGGGGGAAGAGCAGGAGAGGGTATAGTAACCCAAAACATTTCTGTGTTTAAGCGCAACTTAAAGCAGCACGTTGTTACTTTTGACAATAAACTTAATACTCTCAAATCAGATGAGGAAAAGGATGATATGATTAATCTAGCTCTATATTACATGGATGTAATTAACTCTGTATTTAGAGTAGAGCCTAGCACTGCATCAAATATATTCACAGTAATAACTAATAGAGCTACTCTACCAGATCTTAAAATTTATAGAAATCTCTTAGTAGGTAGCCTTAAGAGTAAAGGCGATAATGACTCTGCAAAATTCGTTATGGATCTAATTAATGACATAGTAAGTGAAGTAAGCGGAAATGTTAAGGCGTTTACTTCACCTGACGAGGGTGAAGAGAGCGAAGCAACCAACTCTCAAGCAGTAGGTAAAATAGATCAAATCCTCAGTAAGTTTAATAAAAATATTGCAGCAGGAAATATACCTCAATATGTATGAGAATATTTAACGAGCAATTTAAAGAACTCTTAAAATTATATCCTAATGATGAGGGATGTAAGAAGGCTTTAATATTTTTAGAGCAGGATGTCTCGCCTGATAATTCTAAATGGACAGAAGAAAGAGTTAAAAAATTTATCGCTGGCTTACGCTTTACAGTAAAAAAAAGAAATCCTTATTTTGGACATCTACTTGACAAGGTTCCTATTATTGTAGTATCTCCTAACGATCCTCATATACAGACTATGGCGGTAGATAAAGACCATAACCTTTATATTAATCCAGAATTCACTCAAAATATTATGTCTGGTGTCGTACCAGGTATATTTGACGATGAAGCTGTAAACGCTAATAAAGAGGAAGAGCCTGAAGAGGGCACATATTACACTCTATCAGAAGGTGAAAAGGTCTTTCTCGGTATCATAGCTCATGAGCTTATGCATATCTTCAAAGATCATGTAGCTAGAATGACAGAAAGCTACAGACGAATGGTCAATTTAGGAGGCAATCCTATCTCATTGTGGAACATAGCTACAGACGCAGAGATAAATGATGAACTTATATACAAGTGGGGATACTCCTTAATTAGAGATGGTATTATACCTAAACCTGACGGTAGTCTTGAAATAGGAGGTCAAGTGTTTAAAGTTAGAGGTAAGACACCAGAGAGAATATATAGAGAGATAGAAGCAACGTTACCTCCATCTGAATCCGAGTCAGGCGGGTCATCACCTCCGCAGGAGCCTCTCCAGCCAGGAGATATTATCTACGATGAAGCGTCTGGTAGATATGGTGAGATAGTTACAATAGATAAAAAAACTGGTAGAGCTAAGATAGCTGAAATAACAAAAGAGGAAGCAAAATCTAGAGTTTAATATGAAATCATTTACTTCAAATTTAAGCGACTTGAAAAGAGTTGTAAAAGGTACAAAGAGTGATAGCGATGGCGGTGCAGAGCCTTCAAGTGATATGCATGTATTACCTGATGATGATGCAGATGAGGATAAAAAGCCCGGTAAGGGTGAAGGCGAGGGAGAGCCTAAGCCTGGTGAGCAGGGAGAAGGAGAAGGTAAGGGTAAGTCTAAAGATTCTCAGAGCGCTCCAAAAATAACCATAACAGGTAATCCACAACCTATTGTTGATATAATTCCTAAAGATAAAGATACTAGCGGAATTAAGGGATTGGCTGGTTCTAATGAAAAAGGTACAACACCTCTTTCTCCAGGTGACATTAAAAAAGCACTAGAGGATGCGCAACAAGCTGAAGCTACAGAGCAGCGCGGTCAAGAAGGTATAGGTAAAGGTTTAGGTGGTAGGAGAATATCTGTACCTTCTGACTTTCCAACTAAAACTGACTGGGCAAGGTTAATGATTAATCTGCTTCAAAAGACAAAAGTAGGTCCACCTTCTTGGGCTAAAGCTCATAAACGTACCTTTGGAATGAAAGTAGGAGGTTCACCTTTAATGATTCCTGGTAGGGATGTAGAGAAGGATGTAGGTAAAATAATAGTAGCTATAGATACGTCTGGGTCTATTAGTGATGCTATTGTAGGTGGGTTCTTAAGCGAGTTGAGAAGAATATTCGAAACGTTTAAAACCAGTGCAGGATTTGCTTGTAAAATTATTTTATGGGCTGACGGTCCTTATGCTGTATCTAATGACTTCAATATAAAGCAATTTGAAGATCTTAAAAGGTGGGTATTTTCTAATATGGTTTCAGGTGGCACTTCTATTGATCCTGTTGTAAAATTAATTAATAGTTTATCAAACTTAAAAGATTATGTCGGTACAGTATGGTTTACAGACGGTCAAATAGGTGATCTAGAAACCATGTTACCTAATAATTTTAACATTTTTGTAATTAACGGGTTTGAGGCAGAATATACTAGACAATTCTTTTCAGATCTTAAAAAATTCAAACCTGCTAAACAAATTACCGTAGTAAAAACCTCCTACGGGTATGGATCTTAGTGTAAAATAGACTATAATAGCATAAATAAGATTATGAATAGAAAAGATATTAATTCAATCAACGATGTTTTTAAACTAGTAATGGAGAAGGCAGGTCCTTCATACGTAAATACACTCGTTGAGTCTGCTGCAAACACATCATCTACAGGCGGTGACGCATCAGCTTTATATTCATATGGACCAGAGAAGCTAAGAGTTAATCACTTTACTAAACAAGGTGCGCTTAACTCATCCGCTACATATGCTATAGATCAAGTTGATCCTAGCTTATTAGGACCTAACAACATTGTTGTTTTCTTCACCAAAAAGATTTCTGATACTGAAAATGACGTTCTACATAACGCATCTGGCCCTGCTGTAATCTTTGAAGGCGGTGGTGAAGGTAATGAGTTCTTCTTTATTGATGGTAAACCAGCTGATTTTAACTCAAGAGAATATAAAGCTGCAAGAGCTGATGTTGAGTATAAGTCCTCTGAAAAAGAAATGACTGGAAGAGAAACCGACGACGAGTTCGGAGCATTCCAGTAATTTTCAAATAATTTTTGTGGATTTATTATTTCCCTGAGCGTATAATATACGCATGATTACAGCTAAAGAGGCTAAGGATATCTCAGATAACCTTAATTCACAAAAATCCAAAGAGTGTCTTGAGCAAATCGATTGTCGCATACGAAAAGCTGCAGCAGAAAGCTATACAGAAGTAGAAATTTCTGATTTAAAGCCGGTAAGCTCAGTGTTATTGTATCTAGAATCACTTGGGTATATTGTCAAAACAATCGCCGAAGAGACATATAATACTCCACTCAGTATTAAGGTGCAGTGGTAAATAGGTAAGGAACTTCTTTAAAATAGAAGTATGACTGATACATGGGTATATACCGACAAGGAGCATGGTTGGGTAAATGTCGATGATACTGAGTTTCTCGACATTGAAGAAAGTCCATATGGTGACGTGATGCATTTTGCATATAAAGGTGTGGATTATTCATCGAAGATCGTAATTGGATCTAAGCCTGGTTAAGGAACTTTTATAGAATAGGGTATGACTGCAATCCTAAGAACGTATATAAGTGAATCTGTGTTTACAGAGGAAATGGTTGAAGTTGATGATAATCATATCTTTGCGTATGGTCCTTATCAAGATACGGTTCCTTTCTCGGTAGGTTCAAATCAGAGCATTCTACCGTTCGAAGATTAAGGAACTATCTTATAATTAGGAGTAATCAATAACCAAACAAACAAACAAATGAAATTAGGAATCGAAAAGTCAGCGTTTACGAGAGTTTCAGATATTCAAATTCCAGACATTTTCTATCGTCGAATGAAGACTGGAGTTGCAGAGTTCGATGATATGTTCGGTGAAGGTATTCTTCCTGGCTCTGCCTTTACTATTACAGCTCAAGCTGGTTGCGGCAAGACGACTCTACTGCTTCAGCTTATGGAGGCTCTTGCTAATAACGGCTACGATGTAGGCTATGCTTCAGGCGAAGAGAATCAATATCAGCTTGCGTTTACTTGTAAACGTTTGAATGTTAAGAGTGTTCAGATCGCTAACGAGACTGATGTTGATATCCTTGCTAAAGCTATGCAAGATCTCGATGTGCTTGTTATCGATTCGTTCCAAGCTCTTAGTACTCGCAACAAGCTTAATCATGCTGAGCTCGAGCGCTATGCTGTAACTACTCTCATTAACGCTGCTAAAGCTAACGAGTGCGCGCTGTTCTTTATTATGCATCTTACTAAAGACGGTAAGCTTAAGGGCTCTACGCTAGTACCTCATGCTGTCGATGTTAATGTTCAGATCATGATGGACGATGAAGGTGATGAGCAAGATCGTGTCATTAGCTTCTATAAGAATCGCTTCGGCGCTACGCTTGACTATAGCGCTTCTATGACCTCTCATGGCTTTCAGCTCTCTGGTAAGCGTGAAGTTACTCATGCGCCTTCTAAGAAGGCTCGTAAGAAATCTATAGAGAATAAAATTATGGCGATGGATCCTCCAAACATTACCAAGAACGGTATCATGAAGTCGCTTAATCTTACTTCTTCGCAAGCTTACTTCGCGCTGAAAGAGTTGACTGATGCTGGTAAGCTTAAGAAGTACGGTCGCGGTGAGCAAGCAGTTTGGAAAAAGACAGCATGATTAGAATTGATTACTATAGACGAGATGGTGAATGGACGGGAGCTCATTATCTAGATGAGCTCCCGAACGATCTGGATAAATTTGCATTAAGTATGCTAAATGATTACTTTGCTGACTATTATCGTGTGCGTTTAGAATAAATAAGAGTATGGAATTTACAGCTCTCTTTGAAAAAGTCATAAGTGATTTAACAGAAGCGTTTTCAACGTTCGTAACTAAGAGAGCTGCTGGTGCAAAGAAGATAGAGAACGCAGCTAGAAAGAAAGGTAAGTACTCTATACTTACTGCTTATCACTTCTCAGGTAAAGTAAAGCCGTATGCTGATGCTTTAAAGTGGTCAAGCAAGGAAGACAAAGAATCACATTTCAAAGCGAAATACAAAGAGGTATACTCAAGGCTAAAGGATATCGACTCTCTTTCGCAGAGAGAGTTTCAAGTCATATCTGGAACGCTTGAAGCATACGGAGAGGTATACCTTCAAGCTAAAACACCGAAGGAGTACGATAAGTAATGCTATGGACCTTCCTCCTGATACACTTGTGTATGTTTTTATCTGGACGTTTATAGGAGTCGTGGCTTGTATAGTATCGGTAATAATCGAAGATAAGGAACTATAATATAATAGGGTATGAACGTAAGAGAGCTTATTGAAAGGCTTCAGAGATATGATCCTGAGACAATGGTTGTCGTACATGGATATGAAGGAGGAGTGGATGCGTGTTCTTTTTGCAAAGAAAAGCTTATAAAGCTCGGAGTAAATAGCGAATGGTATTATGGCAATCACGAGATTGTTGATAGCGAAGAGTATGACTGTAAAGCGATCTTGATCGGATAAACTACTATGAATAAGAAACCTAAAATTACCTACGAATGCTCATGTTTAAAATACGGAGTTTTGAGAAGTGCTTGCAGAGGACCACAAGGTTGCCAAGCCGAGAGAGACTACGAAGCATATTTGGAATCTAAAAAGCCTAAAAGTAAACGTTGGGTCTGGAAAAAACAATAATAGGAACTAAGATATAATTAAGTATGCACAACATCGATCACCTTAAGCGATTAATCGGAGCAGAGCTCGAAGCGCTTGTATCTGAGGTTAACGAACTTAAGAAGAGAGTAGCAGAGCTTGAGCAAGGACCATCAATGCGAGCTCTCTATAGTAAAGAGCATCTTGGTCAATGGATTGATAAAAAGATTGACGAGCGTTCAATGATTACTTGCAATACAAGTGAGATAGTTTAGAATAGATTTAGGACCTGAGCATGTCTTGAAAAGGTTTTGAAAAATTTATATACCCTTGTAGCTCAATCGGTTAGAGCGTCCAACTCATAATTGGAGGGTTATCGGTTCAAGTCCGGTCGGGGGTACCATTTTATTATCAAATACTCCAGTAGCTCAGCAGGTGAGAGCACATGCCTTATAAGTGTGGGGTCGCGGGTTCAAGTCCCGCCTGGAGTACCAAATTAGTATATATAAATAAAACAAATGCCCCGGTATCGGAACGCACTTCTAATGCGTAGTACCGTAAAGGATCAATGCAAGTTCGAGTCTTGCCCGGGGTACCATTTATAATTTTATTGCATTTTTAATACTTGTATAATATCTTCCTTGTGCTCCAGCCCAGCCTAGCCTTTTACAAATTGCATTTAAGCTGACTCCGTTTGAATGTAATTGTTTTATTAAACTTAAATTGTCTTTTATAGTATTATCTATTTTATTCATTTTTTCTTTATGAGCCGCTTTACATTCTTGTGAGCAATATCTATTAAAGATACGTCGAGATTTAGCTTCAAAGGAAATAGAATTAAAGAGCTTATCACAGTGCTTACACTTTAATTTTGTTTTGTCGAAATTAATTACTCTACCTCTTTCCCAACCGCTACGCAAAAATGTATCTATTTGTTCATTTTTAATTTTTTTACTGACTTGTAGTTCTTTCGAAAATACCCATGTTGTACCGTATTGATTGTTAGAAGCTCCTTTTTGTTTCAAAGATATTTGCTTAGAGTATTTTGTTCTCAACCATCCGTATAATCTATTTTTCGAATACTTCCTGCCTTTATTGCATTTACTTGAAACAGTCATCATCATTGCTGCATGAGTTAATTTTATATTGTTAGGATATACTTTTATTAATAATTGATGCGCTATATAGTGCTCGCGTGGTGTCAAAAATACTAAATTTTCTTTTTCATCGCTTCCACCTACACATCTCGGTATAATATGATGTTTTTCGTAGTACTGGTCACTAATTAACTCCCTATTAATAGATCTATTAATTAAGTTATTATAAGCTGCGCCATAATTCATATTAATATTTATGCTACTTCTACTTTTTTATTAGAATTAGAAAGAGTTTTCTTTCTCTCTTTAACATCTGTTACATATATAAATAATGTGACAGTTATGGCAGATAAAGATCCTTATATATACAGAATACGTACAGTTAATAAAATTGTAGATGGTGACACAATAGATGCAGATATTGATCTGGGATTTGATATCTCATTAGCAAAGAGAATAAGATTAGGAGGTATTGATACTCCTGAGAGTAGAACAACTGATCTAAAAGAAAAAGCTCTCGGCTTAGAGTCAAAGGAGTGGTTAAAGAAGAAGCTTGAAGGTGCAAAGAATATCCTTATTAAGACCGAGCTTCCCGACTCAACAGAGAAGTACGGTAGAATTATCGGTCACTTGTTCATTAACGAACAAACAACATCCCTCAATAATCAGATGATCAATGAGGGATATGCTTGGAATTACGATGGTGGTACGAAAAAGAAAGACTATGCTGAGCTAGAAGCTAAGCGTAAAAAGTAGTCTTAATTTCTGCGTCTTATAATTAACAGAGCAGCTAATCCTAGAGGTAAAAGCATTGAGGTGCTTATTTCTGGTATAGCAGGTTGTCCTATAATAACACCTTCAACGTTTGGAGCTGCCTCGTTAATATAGAATGCATCCATTCCAAAGCAGAATGCCCCTTCGCCGTAGATGCGGAACAGATCGATGTTATCAAACTCATTATTTAAAATGATATTTGATACCTCACCAATGCCCCAGTCTTCGCTAGGTAACATATACGGAGCTGTTACTGCTGCACCATTACGGTAACCTTGAACGTAAATATGCTCATGACCTGAAGCTGTTGCTCCTCCGTGTTGTGTATTAGATGTAATAATGAAGTAGTTAAGATCAAAAGTTGAGCCATTGATACTATGAATGTCGATTGACTCTAATCCAGATACCCAGTGACCGTGAATAACATCATTATCTGACCCATCATAATAACTACCTACAGTTTGTGGAGAGTAATCACCTGTAGAAGATACGTAATTCAATTGAAAGCCACTCTCAACATATGACACTATATTAAAATAGATTCCGTTTTGAGTAGTTACGTGTGTATTGTTGTTAGCATCTGTTGCAGTGCCTCCTGTAAAGGTTATAACTGCTGCTTCTGCACTGAACATCATCAATGCACCGATTAGTGTTGTTAGTATTGTTTTTTTCATTTTTTGAATTTCTTTCCGAGATTTGTAAGGCCTTTAATTGCCGATTGTAAAAGTTTACCAAGCTTGCTATCCTTTGGAACAAAGCATGCTAGTGTTGAGAGTATACCAACAGCAGCAACAGAAAAGTCTATAGTTTGTTGCTGTACAGGTTTTAATGCTTCAATTATTGCGTCCATGTTTATTCGGATTGTGGGTTAGTGTTGGTTGTTGTAGGAGGTACTATAGGAGTACCGAACTGATTAGGCTTAGGATCAAGATTTGTTACCTCTTTCTTTTCTTCTTCTAATAATTCCTCTCCCTTTTTAATTTGTTCTTGTTCAGCAGGGGTGAGAGGAGGACCTACCTCGGTATTATTACCTTCTACACTTGCTGTATTAGTTTCTGATTTAGCATTTGTATTGCTAATTGTTGAACCTGGTGTAGATGAAGAAGAGCTAACTGACGCGCCGCTATCATTACTACCGTTAGAGTTGCTCTGCGATTGACTAGGTGTTTCATCACTAATAACGAGCTTTTTAATAGTTGTGAGAATAGGAAACTCTTTCTCTAAGACAGCGTATATAATAATTCCGTTCTTATATATTACCTGACTCTGTGCATATACAGCTGTACTCATAGCTATGATACCGGCTAAACCAATTACCTTTAGTTGATTGCGTAGATACTCTCTGTAAGACTTCTTACCTTGTCTAGTGTTCTGAAGCTTTTGAAACTTTTCCTCGCTTATGACTGGTTCTTCCTTCTCTTCTTGTGGTACTTCCTCTTTAGGAGCCTCTTCTTTTGTCTCTTCCTTAACCTCTTCTTCAGGTTTTTTTTCTTCCTTAGGCTCTTCCTGCTCTTTACAATCGCATGGTGGGTTTCTACACTCCTCAAGCTGCTTAAGTAACAACAAAGCAGCATCACGAGCTTTTGTTTCAAGCTCTGTTCTTGTGCAGTATTCTCTAATAAACTGCTCTGTTATCTCCAGATTTTGATCCGGTTCATTCCTTTTTTCCATTGTTTTAGCGTAGTGGTGGTACATTATTATTTATGAAAAAACAGTTGATTTTTCAAAGATAATGCCTATACAGGCTTTTGTTTGCTCTCAAAGGAACTCTAGTATAATTAGGTATGCCAAGAAATAACTCTTATATTCTGCTCGTTGATTGGAGCAATGGATCAACAGAATACATTGAAAGTCGAACGAAAGACATGCATACTAAACGTCTCAATGCATTGCGTCAAACTGCTGATGTTGAATACATTCGTGTCTTAGAGAATCCTAAGCAATCATACATCTGGAGTAATCCAAATTGCTCCCCTGAAGAGAGTTGGATTTAATGGGAACTACTTTATAATAAACACATGATAGAATACATCGTTAATGCCATTATTTACTTCGCTCTATGCTTCACACTGCCGCATGTTTGTATTTTTGCAGCATTTGAATCTAAAAGCAAATATACTAAGGTAAACGCAATTATTGCATTTGCTGCATTTGTTTATCTCGGACTTTACTGCATGAACTTTCGATAATTATGGAACCAAAAGATACATCAAAAAGACATTTTTATATCTCGCTAGTTAAATCGCTTTTTAGGATCGCTGCAGGTACTGCACTAATCTTCGGATGCGTAATTGGTGCAGGAGCTCTTCTAGTAATTGCTGAAGTTCTCGGTATTGCAGAAGAACTATAACAAGGTAAATAGATTTATGAAAAAGACACTAACACTAATTGCTGCAGGGCTACTAGCTCTTTCAGCATCATGCACATATAACACTAACGGTAGCCATAACTCTAAAGGAGCTTGTGTTCCTATTGTACAGCCTGCGCCTGTAGTTGTTCAACCTGTGGTCAGACCTGTTTATGTAGAGCCTGTCGTAGAGACGGTACAGCTATCAGTTAGAACTTATTCTTATCGCCCAGCTGTAATTCCTCCTCGTTGTTACAGCTATCTCTACATCGAATAATTATAGGAACTAAGATATAATTAGGAGTAGAGAAAATAAAGAATCTCAGTTGAGAAAACAAAAACATAGAATACAATAATACATATGAAGAAGAACTGTGAAACCTGGTCAGAATACCTCGCAAATCCAAATGTGCGTCCTAAAACCTTTAACCTTACCGTTCAGCGCAATCAGCGTGGTGAGTTTGAAGTTGTTGGTCGCGGCGCTTATATGAAGCACGATATGGGCGGTAAAGCGGAATGGGTGAGTGTTGATGCTCGTGATATTGCTCGTGCTATCCGCAACAGCGGCATTAGCGCTAAGTAATAATAAACAAACTAATAACCGCTCTCTCTGCTTGCGCGGAGAGAGCTTTTTTTGTTCTTTGTCTTTGTGAAATGCTCATTTTATTGCGTGTTTCAGTAGATACTCCGTTTTTATACTTACAAGCAGCACTGCAAAATTTTCTAATTCCTTTACTTTTATAGTCAGTAAACTCGCAAATGCATTCTACACATCTATGTGTAAGTTTTTGTGTACTATTTTTATGTGCTAGAGACCTACACCTATAGCTACAGAAAGTAAACATTTTTATGTAGTAGGGTCGTACGTTCTGCTCTATACCGCATTGTTTACATTTAAACACTACCCGTTCTTTAGCCTTATGCTCACTCAACCTCTCTTTAATCCACCCATATAATTTATTATTACAAAACCTATTACCGCTCATTTTCACTAAAGCATAAACCAACTTAGGATTGTTTGGATGTATTTTGACAAGTAGCTGATGAGCTAGATAATGCTCTTCTGGAGTCAAATCCACTAAATTAGATACATCGTCTTGTCCTCCTAAACATCTAGGTGTAATGTGATGTCTTTCTTTGTAGCAATTAAGGGTTCTTTCTTTAGCTCTGCCTATAATTCTCTCGTATATTTTTTGGTAGTTCATGTCTCGCATTATTATTTATAAAAGATAAATAACTTTACGCTATTCTTGGTTTAGTAAATTCATGTCTCGCACACATTTTTTAGCTTAATTCCAAGAATAGCGTTGTTTTTAAATAGGAACTATCGTATAATTAGGTATGAAGAAACAAAATGAAAGTTGGGCAGAGTACCTCAATAACAAAAACGTGCGACCAAAACAATTCAACGTCACCTTCCGTCGTACCACGACTGGTGAGTTTGAGATCGTTGGTCATCAAGCATTCATGGAAGCCAATCAAGGCCGCACTTCCGAGTGGGTCCGCGTTGACTCCCGCGACCTTGCTCGTGCCCTCCGTAACAATGGTATCATTGTTAAGTAATACATAATAACCATAACTAAAACCTCCGAGGGCAACCTCGGAGGTTCTTTATTCTAAAGGAACTACCTTATAATTTTAATATGAAACCGAAATACGAAATTGCATTCAACTCTCTCATTAAAGAGTTAAACGATATTATCAAATACAACGAACAAACAATTCAAGAGGTTCTTCCTGATCAACGCTTTATCGAAGCACTTCATTATCAGATTGAGAACTCTGCTATTGAGAAGGTGATTGATCTTATTGAAGATACTCTCAAGGAGCTTGCTGAAGAACAACAATCCAAACAATAATATGCAAATTAAATTTCTAAACGACGAGGCATTTAAAACAGGCTACACTCTCCTACACGGTCATAACTTCGTCTTTGATACATACAAATCAGAACGCACAATGAAGTTCTTTTACCTAGAGATGTTAGAGAAGGCAGTGAGTATGCTCACATCACGCAATCTACAAGAGGGCTCTGATTATACTATTGAAGAGAGTGAGCGATTATGCGCTTTGGTTTAGTCAGTGACTAAATATAGTATATGCGGTTAAGCGTCATAGAAATAGAGGAAGATTATAACGGCGGTGTAATCTTTACAGATATTACATATTCTAATGGAAGTACAATTGAGGACTACGAGGATTTTATTGACCCTACATCATATTATAAATGGAAAAAAAGTAAAGATAAGGGCGTAAAGTTTTATAGAGAGTCACAAGGTAACACGGTAATAATTCTTGAAACTAGCCCCTACTATAATCTGATAATGTTTGACTCAGTATGTTTAAATAGCTCTGTGTCTAGGCTTAAGGATTACGGAGTAAGTGATGCAATCATAAACTTGCTTGCGGTTATAAAGGTTCCTATAAATTAATAAAGGAACTCTGTTATAATCAGAGTATGAACAAAACGAAACAAGGCTGGGAAGCACCACAAGCTAAGACAATTAAATCTGTTGATGTCTCTAGGGTTGTATATAAACTAGAAGCAAAGAAGAATCCTTATCTTAGACCTCCTAGCTACCGCAAACAAAAGTCTATTTCGCTTTTCGGAACTAACTCAGAATGCTACTAATATGCCAACACTTCTTACAAAATTATTTAATAACCGTAAAGCTAAAAAACCAATCTACGGATGGTCCATATTTGCAATGGATGATAAAATTCAATTAACTAGACGAGTGACAGAAGCACAAAGAAAGCAAGCATTACAGTTGCACTAATACTAATACAAAATAATTATTAAAAATGGATACAGCAATTACAACCTTCAAGGCTATCGCAATCATTTCAGTAATCTTCTCAGTGCTTTTCGTTGCGCTGAGAACATACGCTTGTTATTGGAGAAAACCGAAAGGGTGCTCAAAGGGATGTGAGTGTGGGGTTGATCGTATCATCGACTATGATATCATCTACGGTGAAGATAAGAAAGAAGAGCCAGAGCGTAAGCAGGTGAAGAAGAGAGTATCGGCTATCAAGGATGGTAAGCTGGTGTTCGAGAAGGTTAGTGAGCTTCCTGCTAAGAAGAAGCCAGGTCGTAAGAAGAAGGAACTCTGATATAATCAGAGTATGAATAGAATAGACTCTCTTAGAGAGGTTATCGATCAACGCATGTCTGAACTCATGCAAGAGATCGAGATCCTGCAAAAAGAAAATCAACGACTGCGTGAAGGCTTTCAAGGGGCGTGCTATGCGTGTGAGCCTGTAGCAGAGCTTAATATAAAGCTCGTTGAAAGAGGACATGCACTCTATCGAGCACTTGCATACTTTACGGATAGTTTCTCTTCCTTTATGGATGAAGACGGCTTTTCACAGGAGAAGAAAGCAGTAGAAGATTGGAAGGAACTCTTTGATAATAATATACCTGAACAGAACTATGAAGATTAGAATTGACAACATTGGCGCAAGAAGCCCTGTTTATATCGGTAAGCCTCCTGCTAATGCGCATCATATACTCGATATAGTACAATACTATCCGTGTAGGTATTATGGTAAGCTAGAAGAGTATCTCAATGATGGCTGGGAAGATTGTGGTAACGGCGTCATAAGAAAAGATAACTGTACTATAGGCAAATCTTGTTTTTCTAATGAAGAGGTATGCAATTCAATTGCTCAAATAGAATGGAATCCTAAAGAGGATTGTACTGAGCTTTCAACTATTGGTGAGCGATTGCTTAATCTCTCCAAAGAAGATCGCGACACGTTCTTTGAGGTGTATGAAATTGCAGCTTGGAAACTAGCTGAGACTTATAGCGACGAAGACTAAAATTATGGCAACGTATCGAATTATTAAAAGGAGGTTAAGATTTGATGATAAAGAGACCTATCATGTAGAGCGGAAGGTTCTATGCTTCTGGCTTGACATACTTAACAACTCCTTTATTTTAGGCGTCGATGGTGTTGCTAACTATAAGGGCTGGTTCAACTCTAAAGAAGAAGCTATGGCGGTCGTCGATAAATTGCTACAGCCTAAGCAAATGAGAGATGAAGTAGTGTGGACAAATGAACAACCTCCTCATATAGAAATTTAATAAACTAAAATTATGAGTATGGCTATAATCATTATGTGGATAGCAATAATAGCTTTAGCATCTCTGGCAACATTTGCAGTATGCTATATCATTTATAGAGCTAGTGATGAGGATTTATGGTACTAAGGAACACTGATACAATAATGATATGATAAATCTAAACGATTATGTTGAGTGGATTTGGCAATGCGAAACGGAAGAGGAAAAGCGCGTTGTGTTTGCTAAAATGATAAGTGCATCGCACGCTACAAGAGCTAAGAAGCTTCAAACACTGAGAGGTATTCAGACTCTCAACGCACAGAAGCTCGATAGCCTTGCCGTAAACTACGCAATGGCTGGTGAAGGTCTGAAAGTTATTAAGTAAGGAACTCTAATATAATAAGGTATGGGACTTGACATGTATATATTCAAAGTTAAGAAGACTGCTCACTCTATTAAAGAGCTGAGCGATCTTGATCGCAATCCAAAGCCTGGACAGCTAGAAGTTGCGGAGTTTGAGCCATTGCAGCAACCGTATGAGGACACGTGTCCTGATCATTACACAATCTTCCAAGAGGTTGCATACTGGCGTAAGTTTAATGCACTGCATCAATGGTTCGTTACTAATGTTCAGCTAGGTATTGATAAATGCGATCTTTATGAACTAGATAAAGATGTACTTTTTGAACTGTTAGAGATTCTTGAGGATGTTTACCATCTTAAGAATCCTAGTAAGCTGCCTCCCGCACAAGGATTCTTTTGGGGATCAACTGAAGTAGACGACTACTATTGGGATAAAGTAGAGAGCAGTATTCAAACTATTTCTAAACTCATCGACGAGACTGATTGGAATAAAGAACGTCTCTTCTATCAAGCCTCTTGGTAATATGAAACTAACACTAGAACAACTAACAAAGCTCCTTGAAGAATATAAAGAGCTTAGCGATGCATGCGATGCAGCTAGAGCAGCTGGGTGTCTTGAAATTGAAGGACGACTGCAAAATGCTATTTGGTCCTCAATAGAGACAGTCATTAGCTTCTTTGATCCAGAAGGATGGATCATGTGGCATATTTTAGAGAATGAATATGGTACTAAGGAGTATGAAGCTGGTTATGGTAGCAATATGAAGAATATCAAAACTCCTGAAGATCTTCTCTGGCTTATGAACACACGCTCTAACGACTAAACAACACAAAAATATGGAAGTACAATACACTGGAACTGAGGATGGAATGGTGCAATACAAATGTATTGATAGAGATGGTAAGGTCTATGGTGTAGCTGATACCATTCAAGAGGGAATGATTATGGAGACACTAGTCATTGATATGGATACATATGATGAGGTAGAAGATAGCGAGCTATTCAAACGCATTGTGACAGCGCGAGCGCTTTATCTTGCTGATAGTTATGAGGTTCTCGAAGCTATGAAGGAACTCTATTAAAATAAAGCAATGCTATATAACGTTATTGTTGTTATCTTACTAATCGTTCATACTGCTCTGTGTCTACTAGTTGGATTTTACAGCGGTGAAAAGCATACGCATCGCGAAGCATATGAGAATGGTCTTATGACTATTGAACGCGTTGGAGATAAGCGCAACTATCGCTGGATTGAGACACATAAAATTGGCTATGACTATGAGGAATAATATGACACCATATCAAAAACGAGTACAAGAGCTTGAGGCTGAAGGTCTTACGACGTCTGATGCGCAAGCAATTGCTGACATGGAGTTTGAAGCTATGAATGTTCCTGATTACTATCTTGCTTCTAGCAAGAGTTTCGTTTAAGGAACTCTAATACAATAAGATATGTCAGCAATACTAGAAGAAGTCTTGGACGATATGCACGATATCGAATACAAGAAGCTCTGCAATCTCACAGATGAGCTCATTGAGAGCGATAAGAAGCTTGTTGAGTTCTCTATCTTCAGAGATGTCAGCAGTAATATCGATAACTGGATTATCTCTGCACCAGATATTACCTCGACAAACCCAATCATTAACGGCGAGGTTGTGTTCTTTAGTGATTACTGGCGCCTGACCGACCATCTCAAACCACACAGTAGAGAGATTGTATCGCGCGTCTATACTAATCCAACCTGGAAAGATATTATCAACGCAGCAAATGTGATGATTGAGAGTACTTGTCAGTATACGCTGTACCTAGAAGGTCTTTCACCTCGGGGTGTTGCTGATGGAATAAAGCGCATTGAGATTGAGTTCGGTTCATAAGGAACTCTCATACAATAACTATATGCCAAAATTCAGAATCGTAAAGGAATCTCGTCAAAGAAACTCTCGCCTAGCTAAAGCGAAGTATTACATTCAAAGAAAATGGTTATTCGGGTGGCAAGATATTGTACCGTATGATATCGATTCTGAGTTTTATGCCAGGGGATTGAGTTGGGATACCTTTGAAGAAGCTCTAGAAGTTTATCAAGAGATTGAACAAGTTCTCAAAATTAATAGAAAAGGTCCAGAGGTAGTCTGGCCAAAACCAGAACCTGGTTCATACTATCCGTAAATTATGAGTGCTACACCAAAAACAGACAAGATGCTTGATTGGTAGAACAAGTACTCAAAGTACGTTTAGAAAGGTTTCATATATAGAGACTAAATATATGTAGTGAGACGAAATAAAAAACATACTAAAATAAGATATACCGGCTTATTTTTAGGTAACGATCAAGAGGTTCAGAACATCTGGTCTCACGAGGAGCTAGATTATTATTCTAAAAACATCAACCCTCTAACTGAGGAAGATTTAGTAAGTGTTAATGATGAAGGTCTTAGAGCATATAAGAATGTAAACAATTATAGTATAATGTATGTAAATGGTAAGAGAGAGCTTGGTCCTATTATAACTATACCTGAACCGCATCCATTGTTTAATTGTCATTACATTTACAGCGAGGAAGAATTTGACTTTGGAAGAATGCAGGGCGTTACCAAAGATCACCCAATAAATGATGCTATTGAAGTAATTATGGATCAAGTTGGTCCGTTTTTTGATAGTATTGAATATGTAGATGTAACCAATAGATACACTGAAGAGCAATGAGATACGCACTATTAGATTTAAGAGGTACATCTGTCGTTAGCTTTCACGATCACAACGATACAGTTGAGCATTTGACTAAGTGGGGAAGCAAAAAAATAACACTAGGTAGTCGAACTGTAAGACCTATAAAACATGAGGACGGGGTAATAGAATATAAGTTCTCTGAAGCATCATACTCTTTCTTTTTGCCCGAAGCTCACCCACTATATAATAGCGCAGTACTTTTTAACTCTTTTAATTTTCCTTTAAACGTACAATCGCAACAAAAAGCTAGAAATGCTATTATAGATCATTTAAGACAACTAAGACACTAGTTAGCGCTGAAGCTATATTATTTAAGTCGCAAGACTAAATATGTAAGTGAGATACAGGTTGTTTGATAGGTTTAATGAGTCTACATTCGCTAACAACGATGTATACCCTGATGATTTTGTTGATGCTAATGCAGAAGTAAACAAATATAAAACATCTAGGGACTTGGTAAAGTTTATGAAGAGTGGTACCACCACCTTTTATTTTATACCAGAAACTCATCCGCTGTTTAATTACGGTTTAGACTTTAATGTGAGTGATGAAGCACACGAACATCTTCAAATGGTTATAGGTAAACAACTAAAATTGATATCTAAATGAGATACACAAGTATAGAAAGATATGGTGATACTACTGTTGCTAATAAGCAGCTGGTTACCTCTGAGTATTTCAAGAAAAAAGCCACAAAAGACAAGCACCCAACTCCAGCGGCTGATGGTATTATATACTATATGCCATATACTGACCTCGCTACTATTTTCGTACCTGAAACACATCCGATCTTTAACTATTCTATGCTGGTGTATTCAGATGGGTACGCAAAGATTCACAGAGACAGGGTATATAAGGGTGATACTACCCTAGGTAACGATATGGTGGTCATGGTAAATAAATTTGGTGATAGTGTAATTATATGAGATACTCAGTAGCAGCAATTAACTTTACAGTTAAACCTGATCCTAACTCTCATGTACACACATACAACTATATGGATTATGTAAAGTACAAAGATTTTTGGATAGGTGAGAATGCTGAGTTTAAAGGAGAACTAAAGGGAGGAGTAAAGGTATACTTTCTTATGGGTGTAGGTATAAATCAACATATTTATATAATACCCGAAACACATCCGCTATTTAATTATAGCTTTGTACCTGATTACCTTTTACAATATAGAGAGGATACTGTTTCTTTCTATAAAACAATTAAAAGGGTAGGGTGGAACATGCTAAATAAATAAGTAAATGAGATACTCTTATATACAAATAACTGGCACTTTTTATCAGCCGTACTTCTATGTAAACGATGCGAGTAATTCTGTTGTTGAATATATAAAAAGAGAATTTGATTTTGTGGGTGCGTTAGATGGTGGTATTGAAATGTATCTTGAGAAAGAGTTTTCTAGAGCTGCTCTCGTTCCAGAGACACATCCGCTGTTTAATTGCGGAGTAATATATAGTGCAAGTAAGTCATCTGATTTCTCGACAGAGGGTGTGGGCACAACAGAGCAATACAGCAATATGAATAGGATGATCGAGAATGAGTATATTGTAAAGCTTTTAGATTTAATAGAAACAGCCCGCTCAAAGAATAAAAAGCCATGAGACAATCCGCAATACTAACATCATTTGCTACAAGCTCTGGCACTATAAGAGCTATGTCTAGTACAGAGTATAGAGAGAAAGATATACGGCTAGATATGAATAAAAGTAACTACAAGGGTAAGTTTGAGGATGGTACAGAGCTATATGCAGGTATAAATAGCTATTATTATATAATACCTGAGTCGAGCCCTCTCTTTAATTTTTACTTAGTTCCTGAAAATTTGCAAAGTATTGAAAGAAAAGATTATCATAATTTCCTTAGAGACATTAGAAAAATGGTAGTTGACGTGACTACATAATAGTTTGTTGATGAAATAGTTTTTGTATCGCTCTAGTAAGGGAACTCTCATACAATAAGCGTATGAAAGAAAGAAAGCCTACTAAGAGAGATATTGCTAAGATTCTAGGTCGTCGCGTTGGTGGGTGGAATGACAAACGCACCGATCATAATCGTATTAAGCTTACTGATCAACTCTCGCACAATACTATGATGCGTCTAGATAGTGAACTACATTGCATGTTCGAAGACTATAACTTCTGTATAGGGGATGTTATCTGGAAGTCTCACTTTGGCGGTAAGCGAGTTGTTACCGCAGTCAGATATTGGAAGAGGGGAACTCCAGTATAATAAGGTATGAAGAAGATCAAACAACGAACCTTCGATTACTCTCCGATTGCTCTTAGAGCTCTAACACGCCACAAGCTTGCTCCTCCTACTAAGTTCTTTACAGATAGGAAGAAGCAAGCTTCAAAGGCCGCATGCAGACATAAGGAACACTGATAGAATAAACATATGGAAATTGACACCGTTGAACAAACTATTGAGAAGCTGATGACCACCATCAACAAGCTTACTGCAGTGACACATACAGCTATCGATCATATCGATTGCGATACAAAGAGCAAAGAGCGTATGGAACTCCGCGACCAGCTCCTCGGTATTCTCAAGTATCATCACGCGCAGTATTAAACTAAAGGAACTCCAATACAATTAGGTATGAAAGAGACGTTCATAGTAATCGTCGGAGAGGGAGATGAGAAATTCAGCGTGTATTACGATGACTATGGTAATGCCGCAGAGTGCGCTCTAAGTTATAGAGAGCAGGGACAAAAGGTAAGGGTTGAGACAAAGGAACACTGATATAATCTTTACATGGAAGAGGATAAAAAGAAACAATTCGAAGAGCGTTTCAAACTATTCGAAGAATGCTGTGATATTGTTGATAGAGTCTTAGAAGAGAGACGTGCAGGTGCTTATGATGAGCAAATGAAAATAGTTCGTAAGGAACACTAATATAATAAGAGTATGAAACAGGACATCGACACCACATTCACTGTTACCTGGAAGTCGGTAACGCAAAGAGACCGGAAGACAGTTATGTTCAGCAAGCAGAGTGATGCAGAGGAATTCTACAAATTGAAGAAAGATAAAGACAGATTTCCTGCTCTCTACATTACTGAAAAGATCACCTCTACACGCCTACTGAAATAAAAGGAACACCAATATAATAACATAACAACATGACCAACGAATACAATAACCTGATTGATGGGCTTAAGAAAGTGCTTGAAGCTAATGGCTACCGCAAAGGAACTAAGGCAGCTCGTACTTGCGAGTATAGCTTCCTTCAAGGAGCAGCTGTAGCAAATCCTGAGCTGATTAAGAATCATCCGATGATCTATATCAGCATTGTGTCAGGACGTTCGATTCTTGACTAGTATGAGTAGTTCAGCAAAGAGCAAAGGCGGTGTCAAGACCGTTCAATGGTGGAAGCATCTACGCAAGTACTGGGGACGCGTGCAGAATAAGCGTGTGCGTAAGGATGGTAAGAAGGAAATACAGAAGGAACTCTGATAGAATAAGAGTATGACCGAAGAATACATTCGCACCACCCTGCAGGTTCATCTCGAGAATGGTGATTCATTTACCACAGGTTTCAACTTGACGCCTGAGATGTTCAAGGGCAAGACAGTTCAAGAGATCGTTGATAACTACTATGTCAATAGGAACTATTACACTCACGACGAAATCGCACACCGCATCACTCATGTTGATATACTTGGTGTAGCGGATGTGATTACTGCATAAGGAACTCCGATAGAATAAGAGTATGAACACTACCAAGATCGAAACACTCCAAGAGGTCAAAGAGAGACAATCACTGTGGCTGCCATGGATGGAAGAGAGTACAAAAGGATTGACACCAACATCTATGGTAGAGACAACTACTAAGGTACTGCCGTTCGGTAGATATCTGCTATCGATTACACCGGTAGACTAAATAAGTGAGTGAGATATTCGGTTATAGAAAGATGGAATGAAGATATGGCTGTACCTAGTGTACGATTAGTAGATCCTAACGATCTCAAAAACCATAACATACTTTCAGGTTCAGAAGGTGTATTACACTACAAGCAGAGTCGTGCACGTTCAACTTACTCTATCCTTATACCCGAAACACACGCTCTTTTTAACTACTCATTGCTTGCTGCAAAACTTTCTTACGAGCTTGTTGCACATTCTACTGCAAGTGATAATCTTCAAAGTCTGATAGTAAATTTCGCTAATACGGTCATTACACCTCCTAGAGAGAACTCCGGTAGACTAAATAAGTGAGTGAGATACTCAGGCGTAACAGTATATGGAGAGCTAGGACCCCTTGGCGGGTTCAATATAGTCATCGATACTAAAGATGGTACAGAGCAAGCGCTTGAGTATGAGAACTACGAAGAAGCTGATTTTTATAAGGAAACAGATGATGGTGTAAGGATATACACTATGAGTAATCATTCAGATCAGTCATACGGAAATGTACCACCAAGAGTATTCTTCATACCAGAGACGCACCCGCTGTTCAATCTATATAGAATAGAATTAAGTAACGAGCGATTTGAGTTTCTTAAACCACCTCGCGGAAAAGTTATTGATGATAGTGTAACGAATGAACTATTGACTATGATTAAATAAGAGAGATGAGATACTCTGCTTACTTATTGAATATGTTCTATGACTCTGATTTGAAAGTATCCTATATGGGTTTTGGTACTATCGAACAATATAAGAAGCGTGGGTTTAAGGTGGCATCAGAAAAGGATGGCATGATACTTATGAAAGGAAATGCTAATCTTGAGTATGGTAAAGCAGTTCTTGTACCAGAGACACACCCTCTATACAATGAAGGAATGTTTAATGACGTTGATGGTGTTAAGGCTGAAGTCAGA